ATGGTGGCACGCATCTACAAGCCGTCGCGCAATGCGATGCAATCGGGCGTGGCGAAGACCAAGAACTGGGTTCTCGACTACGAGCCCGAGCACGCGCGCATGGTGGAGCCGCTCATGGGCTACACCTCTTCCGCCGACATGCGCAGCCAGATCCGCCTGACCTTCGCCACCAAGGAAGAGGCCGTGGCCTATGCGGAGAAGCGCGGCATCCCGTTCCGCGTGTTCGAGCCGCATGAGGCCGAGCGCAAGAAGATTTCCTATTCCGACAATTTCGCCTTCAAGCGCATGGGCCAGTGGACCCACTGAACCGCCTCGCGAGGCCGTGCCGCCGAACTGGCGAGGAGCGGGCGGGAGGCCGGCCTCGCGGCGCTTCCATCGGCGCCGCGGCGCGATTAAAACCACTCGCGCCGGCCCCGTAGCTCAGCTGGATAGAGCAAGTGCCTTCTAAGCACTAGGTCGCAGGTTCGAGCCCTGCCGGGGTCGCCAGCGGTTTCAATGGCTTAAAGGATTTACGGACAGGATTGAGCCTCCGTTCCGACAAGCTGTTCCGACAAAGAAACCTGTTCGTCCCTCTCTTGTCCATGATCGGGACGGCCCATCGCGATGCTGCGCAGCATGTTTCTCACAACCGCTGGGCTAGCGACGAACCACTCGCCCGACGTTTGATAGGCCCTTAGCCTATGGTGAAGTAGCTGCTCGTCACGCTTGGTGCCCCTGACGACCGCAACCGTGGAGGGGCGCGCGGTCAGGGCAGTTTTCATACGTGCGACTCGCGTGAAGGGGTCGCCACTCCACCCAATCTTTATGCGATCCCCAACTTTGAGGTAGTAGATGTAGCCGTGTTTAGGGTTGGTAATGACGGCGGACTCGCTCTTCGTTTTGGCGCGGTGAGCCTTCCATCGCATGTTCCATTCCTCAGCAATGCGATGTGCAGAAGGACCATCTGGACCGCACGCAACACTCGAAAAGCCGAGCTGCTTCATGACGCGGTTCGGTTCCCAAAAGCCGTTACCGTTCTTGATTCGATAATACTTGATTTTATTCACGCCAGTTTCTCCCGGCTTGCCCGCCGCTTCCTGGCCACGTTCGAGACCTGCGTCATGGTGCGCTTGGCGTAGCGCGGCAGCACCTTTGCCGAGCGGTGGCGGGTCACGGCCTGGATCTCGCGGTCGGTGGCGTCGGCGTCGGCGGCCTCGGTGATCCCGCCATGGCGGAAGCTGCGGAAGCTCAGTTCGTCGCGCAGGCCGGCGGCGCGGATGATGCGCTTCACCTCGTGACGCATATAGGTGAGGTCGCCGCTTTCGGTGACCCAGGCGGCAGGCGCCTCGCGGTCCTTCTCTTTCCAGTCGCGCACGATCATGAGCCCGGCGATTCGGCCGGCGCGCAGCGCATCAAGGCGCGACGTCAGCTCGGGGTAAAGCGCCGATCCGTCGTCGTCGAACAGCGGTATCCACGCCTCCTCACGCGTTTTTTCGTGGATGACGCGGACGGCACCGGGCCGTTCCTTCGGCCGGTAGTGCCCGGCCTCGAAGGTGCCGAACACGTCCTCCTCGCGCGGCGCCCATTCCCAGGCCATCCAGGCCGCGGTGCCGAGCGAGGCCCGGCCCATGCGGTCGGCGGCCGCCACGAAGGCGCGTAATTCGTCCAGCGTGGCGGTGGGCGTCGCTGTCTCCTGCGCCTTGAGGCCCATCTTGGAAAAGGGGTTGCGCGCCGGCACGGTCTTCGGGTGCAGCCGCGCCACCACGAACCATGCGCGGCGGCAGGATTTCATGGCGTGGTTGGCGGTGGCACGGCGCTCGCGGCGAACAATCGTGCCGGTGGCCTCGTCCCTTTCCTCCACATGGAGGAGGCGGTCATAGACGCGGTCGGCGATGTCGGTCTCGATCGCCGCGAGCGGCACGCTGCCGAGCGTGCGCCCGTCCTTCAGCACATGCCCCGCCACCAGGTCGAAGCCGATCTCGTGGCGCATCTTCGTCCACCGGCCGAGCTCGGAATAGGTGCGGTGCGCCTTGTATTCGGCGATCAGCCAGTCGAGCGTGCCCAGCGTCGGGCCCATGGGCCGCAGATCCGAGAGCCCGCCGGTGCGCCAGGAATCCAGCTGTGGCAGCAACACGTCCTCGGCCCGGCGCACGGCGGCGGCATAGTCGGTGCCGAGCGCCTCGTTGGCGAGCTGGCAGCCCGCCTTGCGCGCCCATGTGGGGACCTCGAAGAAATAGGCCCATTGGCCCGAGCGCAGGGGCTTGCGCCGCACATAGCGGGGCAGAGGCATTGTGGTGCGCGGCGGCTTCACACGAGATCCCGGATGCTCTCGGTTTCGGGGGCATTATCATTGGCCACGGCGTGCACGCGCGCAACAAACTGCGTGAGCACCTCCTTCGCCCAGACCGGCTCGCGCTTGGCGCCTGCCTTGCGCATGCAGGAGGGCGGCGGCGCCTCGCCTGCGACCACGGCGCGGGAGAGCGCCTGTGTGTCTGGATAGTCGAGATACGCGGCAGCCATGTCCGCCCGCAGCACGGCGGGCCAGGAACCGCCCGGGGGAAAGCGCGCCGGCGCGTTGGAGCGGGGCGCCATCCTCACCTCCCGCACCAGTCGGCCGGCGGCGCCGGGTGGGCCGGGTCGTAGACATAAGGCTGCGCCAGGCTCTCGGCGATCAGCAGTTCGCCCACGTCGCGGCCGGCGGCGGTGAGGCGGGCGCAGCGGCGGCCGTGGTTGCAGCGCGGTGTGCCGGCGGTGCCCGGGCGGCATCGGCAGTCCACCTCGGTGAGGTCGAGCCCGCCGGCGGCCACCAGGCGCCGCAGGCGCTGCGTCGCCTGGGCGGCGAGCGCGCGCTCGGCCGGGCAGCGGGCGCGCGAGGCTGCCTCGGGCGTGTCGAAACCCACGAGGCGGTAATGCTCCCGCCCGACGGCGATGGTGTCGCCGTCGATTACGTGGATGGCGCCGGGCGCGATCGGCTCGGCGCGGGCGGTTCGCGCCCACACGATGAGCGCGGTGATGAGGAACACGCCGCCATAGACGATCATCGCGGCGATAATGACGGCCCGCCAGGCGCGGGCGCGGTCAGAACGGGATTTCATCGTCCATGTCCTGGCTGGGGGCCTGGCCGGCGGGGCGGGCGCTGGCGGATGCGGAGGGGCCGCGGTCCATGTCTTCCTCGGTAGGGCCGGGCGGGCGGCTCGATTGGCTGTCGAGCAGCGTCAGCTCGCCGCGATAGGGGCGCAGCGTCACCTCGGTGGTGTAGACCTCGCGACCGTCCTTCTCGTATTTGCGCGTCTCCAACTGGCCCTCAATGTAGACCTTCGAGCCCTTCTTGAGGAACTTCTCGGCCACCCCCACGAGGTTGTCGTTGTAGATGACGATGGAGTGCCACTCGGTGCGGTCCTTGCGCTCGCCGGTGGCCTTGTCGCGCCAGCTTTCCGAGGTGGCGATGCGCATGTTGCACACGCGCCGCCCATCCTGGAAGGCGCGGATCTCCGGATCGCGGCCAAGATTGCCGATGAGGATGACCTTGTTGACGCTGCTGGCCATGGGTCAGACCTCCAGCAAACGGGTTTCGTACAACCGGCGGTTCATCGGCCCGCCTTGGTCAAGGGCGGCGATCACCTCCTCCATGCTCACGCAGATGTCGGTGGCCAGCAGCGCCATCAGCTCCGGCTCTTCGCCGTCGCGCGTCAGGATGAGGCAGCGCTTGCCCTGGCCGCAGAACCAGCCGGCCTCCAGGTGGGCGCTGCGCCCGCACGGCAGGATGAGGAGGCAGGTGTCGGCCCACTGCATGGCGCGCAGATCGGAGACGAATCCGCGCGCCGCAATCGGGTGCGTGGTGAGCAGGCGCCGGTATTCCTCGGCGCGCCAGGATTGCCAGCCGGGATCGATCTCCGACCACTGGAACCCCGGCACGCCGTTGAAGGGGGCGCGGAAATCGTAGACCTCGTGGCCGGCGGCGCGAAGGGCCTTCACGACCTCCGGCTGGTGCGGGTTGCGCCACGAGGAAGCGGCATAGATTCGGGCCATGGCTCAGGCCTCCTTGCGGGTAGGGATGGCCTCGAAGCGGCCGTCATCGAATTCGGAGCACCGCCGCACCCATAGTTGACCGTCCGCAGACTGGTAGAGATAGGCGAGCTCATAGTCGGTCAGGGGATCGTCGGAGGGCGCCTGCACCTGCACCTTGCCCAGCAGCCGATAGGTCGAGCCGCGCTTGACGTGCCGGTGCGTGGGGCTCCATCCCTGCGCGGGCATGGGTGGGGTGGCCCCGCTCAAGCCGGGGTAGTGCCAGAAATAATGATCCTTCATCTGGAGCCCCTGCAGCGCATGCGCCGCACCAGATGCCAGGGAGATCAGGTTACTCTGGTCGATACATCCCGGAAGGCGCTCGATTGCTTCGCAAAGCGCGCGCGCCTGCTTAAGCAGGGATGGGCCGCCCCACTTGTCTGCATGCGGCCACGCAAATTGCTCTGGCTCCGCCTTCGGCAGGGCGGAGCCGGTGGGCTTTGCCGCTTGCTTCGCGCGGATCTGCTCGATCTTGCCCCAGATGCGGTCGAGCTCGGCCTCGCCGTCCGTGTGCATGCCGAGGTCATGGGCGGCGCAGAAGGCGGCGAGCGTGACCATGACGCCGCCCACCTCCTGCTGCGGGTCGCCCGCCGGCCGGTCCCACACATAGGCCAGCAGCGCCACCACGCGCTCGGGCGGGTATCCGACCGATTGCAGCAGCTCCAGCACCTCCTCGACGAGGCGGTCGCCGCGCTCCAGCCGGTCGGCCGAGATGTCCGCGCCGAAGCAGGCCTGCATCCACTTTCCGACGCGGTGCTGGAAGGAGGAGGCATCCAGCGCGCGCTCGGCCTGGCGGCGGCGTTCCACCTCCCGGTTATTGGCGAGGATGAGGTCGGTCTCGTGGCTTTTCTTCAGATCGAGGATCTCGCGAAGCGCGGCGTTTTCCTCTTGGAGCGCGTCGCGCTCCGCCTGCAGGCGGGCGACCTGGGCGATGATGTCTTCCGGACGGGCCTCGGAGAGGGCGGTGGCGAGCGCGGTCATGGCTTGAGCCTCATGGAATCGTCATAGGCGCGCCCGGCAGGCGAGAGGCCGGCGCGCTCTTCGGGGGTGAGAGGAAGGGGCGTTCCGTCGTTGCCCCACCCGAATATGGTGCGGAACGGCACGGTGCTGACGGCGTGGTCCCACAGGCCCTGCGCCCAGATGCCGATGGCGTGGCACTTTGCCCTGTTCTCGCCATAGCTCGACACGGTCACGGTTCCGTCGCGCGCCACGGTGATGAGCACGACGGCTTGGCGGTCATCCTGCTTGGCGATGCGTTTGCATGTTGCGATGCTCATGCTGCCATCCTCAGGCTCTTGAGGTCTTCGCGGGAGAGCGGCAGGGCGTTGTGCTCGCGGCCGTCGAGGAGGCGGCCGGCCTTGGCCTTGCCGACGCGGTAAGCCCAAAAGCCATCTATTGCGACGGCTTGCCCTCGACGAAGCGCGGTTCCGATGTCTATCGGCTTACCTTCGGCGTCGGTGCCAAAGGTGATCCCGTGGCGCTGGTCTGGTGTCAGGAACTCCCCCCACTGCTTGAAGAAATAGGGGATGCCGTGGGCGGCGCAGAAGTCGCGGGCGGCGCGGTGCCAGTCGGGGTGCGAGGGGCGGGCGCGCGGGCCGCTCTCGCCGCCGGAGATGAGGCCGGCGAGGAAATCCCAGCCCGTCCAGTCCACCGGGCCAAGCGCGGGCTCGTAGCTCACGAAGGTGCGCCAGCCGAGCGCGGCGAGGTGCGCGAGATCCCCGCGCCGTTCATCGGCGCGGCGCTGGTCTTCCACCGAGACGCCGAGCAGCACATTGTGCAGCGGCCAGGAAGAGACCTCGACCGGGCCGCCGCTGAAGGTGGACCAATTGGCGTAGATGTCCCACACCAGCTCGCGGCCGGTGACGAAGTCGCGCATGCGGTCGCCGCGCTTGGTGAGCACCATGAACTCGTGCCGGCCCTCCGCCGCCATCACGGTGAACACATCGAGGATGTCCTCGGCGCGGACGGCCGGGTGGAACAGGTCACTCATGGAATTGACGAAGATTCGCCGCGGCTTCTTCCAGTCGGCCGGCTTGAAAAGCGCTCGCCGGTCGAGGCGCACCTTGCCCGTCCACACCGGCCCGGCGGCGCTCGGCTGCGTCGTGCCCTCATAGGCCGGCAGGCCCATGACCTCGAGCCGCGCCGCCATGCGCATGGCATAGCAATTCGTGCAGCCGGGCGAGACCAGCGAGCAGCCGACGACGGGATTCCAGGTCGCCTGCGCCCATTCGATGGCGGTGCGGTCAGCCATGGGGGATCTCCGGCATGATCCGGACTGCGATTTGCGTCAGATGCGCCCCGTCTGGCAGACCCGGAATGGCCTCCATCCTGCGTTCTGCCCAATCAATCCGACTGTCGACGACACGGCCCTGTGCGCTGTTGAGACCATTCAGGCACGAAAGTGCTTGGCCACGGTTGATGATGATATGAGCCCAATAGGACCCATCATCCAGGCGAGACAATTCGATGGCACCGCCGGGAAATTCGATAATATGTTGTGCGGGTTCCGCCTTCTTTTTCTTGTCACCCCTGAGAATTCGGCGGGTCGGCGCTTCGCCAAACAGATCGTTGATCGCTGTAAAGTGGTTCACGCTGCCGCCTCCTCTTTTGCTTCCGCCGGCGTGATGTCCTGCGGGCGGTAGATGTGGAGGAGCTCGCCGAAGCCGTCCGCCAGCTTGTGGCCGACCACGAGGCGCGGTTCGCCGGAGACGGTGAGGGCCGCGCCGCGCACGATGCCCGGGCCGCCATAGGAGCCCGAGGCCTTCACCACCTCGCGCCCGGCGACCATGGCGGCGGGGATCTCGTCGAGGCCCGTCTCGACGGACGTGAGCGCGTGGCGGAAGCCGTCGCAATAGCCGCGAAGCCACTGCTGGTATTCGGTGTCGGGCCGCACGTTCGCGCCGATGGCGATGCCGACGAGGATGCCGAGGAACAGAGCGAGCGCGCAGGCGCCGATGAGGAAGGAGATATGTTCCATGGCTCAGGCCGCCTCTGACTGGCCAAGTGCGGCCGCGAGAATGTGGCCTTCGATGGCGAAGCCTGCGGCGCGCCCCAGCGCCAGCATCGGCTTATTGGAGGTGAGCGTGCCGAACTCGATCCGCGACAGCCCTTGCTCCGCGGCGAACCGCCGGACCTCCGCCAGCAACGCCCGGCCGATCCCTCTTCGCCGAACGGGCGGGAGAACATAGAGGAGGTCTACCCAAAGGCGGGTGTCCGAGACCGGATACATGGTCACAAAGCCCAACGGAGCGATGGATTGACCCACATAGGCGACCACCTCGTGGCCGTCTGGGTCGGGGCGGTGGCGCGGGAATTCGCCGTCGCACTGTCCTGTCCTTAGGCCGATCATCACGTTCTCAAGGAGGAACGGTTCGGATGCGAGGGACATCGTTCGATTGATTTTCATGGTCACACCCGCATCGGCATGAGCACGAAGAGCGACGCGGTGTCGCCCTCGGCGGTGATGAGGCAGGGGGAGCCGGGATCCTTCATGGCGAGCCGCGCGGCCTTGCCGGGCAAAGCGCCGAGGATGTCGGCCACGTATCCGGCATTGAAGCCGATCTCCAGCGGCGGGGCGGACCACTCGGCCTCCACCTCGTCGCGCGCCTCGCCCGTGTCGGGGTTGGTGACGGAGAGGGTGAGGAGGCCAGCGGCAAAGGCGAACTTCACCGCCCGCCCGCGCTCGCCGGAGACGGTGGAGACCCGCGCAACGGCTGCGTCCAGCGCCGCCGCGTCCACGAGGGCGCGGCACTCGCCGTCCTTGGGGATGACGCGGTCATAGTCCGGGAAGGTGCCGTCGATGAGCTTGGTGGCCAGCGTGGTGACGCCTGCGGTCAGCGAGAGCCGCGTCGGGCTCACGCGCAGCGTCACCTTTTCGTCGCCCAACGGCTTGATGAGGCGGGCGATCTCGGCGACCGCCTTGCGCGGCACGATCACGCCCGGCATGGGCGAAGCGCCCTCGGGTGCGAGGATGTTGTGCAGCGCCAGGCGGTGGCCGTCCGTCGCCACGGCGCGCAGCAGCGGGCCGTCCTCGCAGGCGGCGCCATGCAGATAGATGCCGTTGAGGTAATAGCGCGTCTCCTCGGTGGAGATGGCGAAGCTCACTCGGTCGATCATGGCGGCGAGGCTGGAGGCCGCGAGCGGGAATTCGGCCGCCTCGCCGGCCACGGCGGGCAGTTCCGGGAAATCCTCCACGTCCAGCGTGTTGAGCGTGGCGCGGCTGCGGCCCGCCTTGAGCGTGGCGCGGCCCTTCTCGGACGTGATCTCCACCTGCGCGCCGGCCGGCAGCTTTTTCAGGAACTCCACGGCGGTGAGCGGCATCGCGGCGCCGCCGGCCTGCGCCACCTCGGCCGGGCAGGTGGTGGTCACCTCCATGTCGAGGTCCGTGCCCGTGAGCACCAGGCGGCCCTTCTCCGCCACCACCTTCATGGTGGCAAGCACGGGGATGGTGTTGCGCCGCTCGATCACGCGGGCGGCCCGCTCGACGGCGGAGAGGAGCGCGTCGCGCTCGGCGGTGAGCTTCATTTTCTTGTCCCCATGAGGGTGAAGAGGTCGTCGGGCGGCGGCGGATTGGAGACCACCACCAGCGGTGAGGCGGCCCGCAGCGGCGCGCGCTGGCCGGCGTCCGGATCGGCTGGCGGCACCAGGTGCGCCGGCAGTTGCCGCCGGTAGCGCCAGCAAAGGCGGGCGACGTGGGCGTATTGGGCTGGGGAGAGCTCGGCCGGCGCCTTGTGCTTCACCGAGCGGGCAAACGACTTGTGCCGCGCGCCCAGCTGGAAGGAGACATCCTGCAGCGCCGCGATGCGGGCGGCGCAGAGCGCGCGGTCGTCGGTCATGGCCGCTCTCCGAACAGATCGGCGGTGATGGCCTCGGCCTCGCGGTCGATGCGGCGGGCTTGGGCCTTGCGCCTGGCGGCGCGGATTTCCTCGCGCAGCACGTCGCAGGTGGCGCGCACCAGCCGAGTGGCGAGGGCCGCGCGCGGGGCATGCCGGCGCGCGGCCTTGGCATAGTCCGCCGCCACGTCGCGGCGGCGGCGCTCGAGGTGCTCGGCGCGGGCGCTGGGAGTGGCGGCGGAGGTCATGGTGTGCTGTCCTTTTCGTGGCGCCGTTTGCGACGGCGGGCGTTGCCGCCCGCCTGCTCGGGCGCGTCAGGCCGCCGCCATCTCCGGGGTGCCCTCGAAGCAGGGCAGTCCGGTTTCCTTCGCGGTGCGCAGGAGGTCGAGCTGGATGCGCTCGCGCAGCACCTCTTCCCAGCGATAGAGCGAGTAGAACCAGAGCAGCGCACCTTCGCTGATGCGGTAGCGCAGGCGCGCCACAAGCCGCACCGGCTCCACCGGCCGGTCGCCCTCCAGGAAGGGCTTGATCGACACGATGAAGATGCCGGGAATGTTGACCTTCTCGCCCTTGCTGTTGGTGTGCTCGGTGGTGAACTCCACCACCCGCTCTCCGGTCTGCAGGCGCACGCCCTGCTTGACCTTCGAGCCCTCGTGGACCTCCAGTTCGCGCGAGAGGTCGAGCAGCTCGGCCGGCGTCGCGAAGCGCTCCTTGAAGCGCGGCTCGATCTCGGACTTCTCGGCATCATAGGGCGCCGCCAACTCGGCCGCGTGGTCCTCGAGGAAGGCGGCGAACGCCACCTGGCTCATGGGCTTGCCATCGCCCTGGATCCAGGCGTTGAACTCCTTGGTGATGGGGAAGTCGTAGACGATGCGGTGCGCCGCGCGCCGGGCCTCGCCGTCGCGCGTGTGATAGTCGATCACCGCGGTCAGCTTCGGCCCGGGCCAGGAGGTCGCGGCGAAGATCGCCGAGTCCGAATCCTTGTGGCGGTTCACGAGATCCACGAACGAGGCGAGGGTCGTCGCCTTGGCGGTGCCGCGGCGCCGAGGCGCCTGGCGGGCGTCCTCGATGATATCGATGACGGGGATCGGCTCCTGCGCCGCTCGGTCCCACAAAACGGGCACCTGCGAGGGCAGATCGGGGCCGAAGCCGGCGGTGGGGATCATCACCAGCTTGGGCTCGGTGCCCTCGGCCGCCAGTGCCTTGATGCGGTCGATGGCGTCGCCGCGCAGCTCGCCGGAATAGGGCGTGTACTTCTGGTCGATCCGCTCGGCGATGAGCGTGCCGATGGAAAGATGCGGGCGATCGTCCCGCTCCGGAGCGGCCGTTTCGGCGTCCGGATTGTTGGTCTCTTCGGTCATGGTCGGTCCTTCGGGTTGGCGCTGGAGCGCGGGGAGGGGGCGTTCAGCCGGCGGCGGGCGCGCGGGCGGTGTCGCGGGGCGTGAACATGTCGGCCTGGTCGGGGTGCTCGAGCGAGAGCGCGCCGTCGACCAGCCAGAAGGTGGTCTCGGAGAAGCCCTTCTCCTTCGGCAGCTTGGTCTCGACCTTTGGCAGGACGGAGAGCCGGTCGCCGACCTTGGTCACGGTGACGGAGAGCGAGAGCGTGCCGCTCACCTTTTCGTCCGGGTGCTGCTCGATGGCTTCGAGCAGCTTGCCCATCTCGGCATTGAGGCGCTCGTCCACCTTGCCGCGGTGCATGAGGCCGGCAGCCTGGAAGAAGCTGCGGATGAGGCGCGGGGCCATGGAATTCTCCTTTGGTTTGTGCCGTTCGCGACGGCGGGCACGTCACGCCGCCCGCTTGGCGGCGGCGAGGTGGGGGAAGTAGCTGTGGAGCCGCGCGCGCCATTCGTCGGCGGCCTTGGGCCAGGGCCAGACCTGGATGCGGCCCTTGAGCTTCGCGGGCGCCCAATCCTCCACCGCGGGGTCCCACGGCTGCGGCGAAGGCGCGAGCAGATGGCGGCGCTCGGCCGCCAGCATGGCGAGGTCCCATTCGGCCACGCGCTTGGCGATCTCCGGCGCCAGCGGCCAGGGGTGGCCGGCGGCGGCGTGGATGGCGCGGTCGAGGTCGGCCTTCAGGGCGTGAAGGGCGCCGTGGAAGAGCCCCACGCTGATGCGGTCCACCTCGTCCTGCGATGAGGTCGGCAGCACCCGCCGCACCCGCGCCGATGCGATGGTACGCACGCGCAAGTCGAGCGCCTTGGCGAGCGGCGTCATGATGTCCTTGCAGGCATATTCGTGCGCGTCGTGCAGGATGAACGCCCGCGCGGTCTCGATGCTGCCGGTCTGCTCGACGATGGCGTCGGCGCCGAGCACCATGTGCTGCGCCACGCTGTAGGGGCCGCCGCGCACGTGCCCGCCGAAGCGCGGCTCGCGGGCGAGCGCCTCGGCCACGTCCGTGTCGAGGTCGATCATGGCCGCCGTCGGCGCCATGAGGTCGAGCGCCCGGCCGGTGCCGGTCTGGATCCAGGGGTTTTCGGTGCGGGCGCTCATTGGATGGTTTCCCCTTGAGCGGCGCGCCGGGCGGCCATCATGGTGTCGAGGGCCTCTTCCTTGCCCTTCAGGAAAGCGGACTGGATCAGCTCCATGGCGTCCTTCCGCTCGGCGCCGGTGGCCGCCGCGACCCATGCGGCCCGGGCGTACATCCCGCCGGACATCTCGGCCAAGACATTGGCGGTAAGGGCCTGGACCAAAGGGCAATTATGCGCATCGAGCACGAGGCCGAGGCCTTGGGCCGCCTCATTCAGCAGGTCTGACGCCCGCCGCACGGACGCCCCGAGAGCAGCGGCGGCTTCCTTGGGGATCGCCATGGCCGCGTCGGTGAGAAATTTGTCCGGCGCGCTCATGCCGCCTCTCCGTCGTCGGGCTGGATGGGTTGGAAATCCGGCCCGGCGCCGCCGAGGCGGGCGCGGGCGATTTCCAGGCTGCGGTCGATGGTGCGCTGGACGCGGGGCGTGCAGCGCGGGTCGGGCCGCGTGTTGGCGAGCCACATGCCGATCTGCTCGGCGGCCTCGCGCTGGCCGTCGCGCGCCGCCTGCAGCAGCGCCTGGCTCGCGGCCCACACCAGCTTGGCGATGGCGCCGGGCCCGGTGCCGGACGGCGAATAGGTGATGAGCGCCATGGGTCACACCTCCATCATCTCGCGCGTGGCCTGGAATAGGGCGGCGGCGCCGGCGAGCCACAGCAGGCCGACACCGGCGCCGATGTGCACGGCCCCAAGGGCGCACTGCTGCACGAAGGCCGCCGCCGGATCGGTGGGGTAGGGGGAAGGCGCGGAGCCGCAGATGTTCGTGGCGCCGTTCGCAACGGCCGCGCGCCGCGCGACCTGCTCGGGCGCGCGCGGCATCCGCGGCTCCGCATGTCCCGGCGCCGGGGGGCAGTAGCGCCGGAAGGGGTTGGTGAGGCGGAGGCCAAGGGTGCGGACCATCACGCCGCCTCGGTCATCTGGCGCGCCGCCGCGATCTTGGCCCGGCGGGCAGCAAGCACCTTGGGCGGGCGACCGCATCCGCGCTCGGCGCGGATGGCGCGGAGAATGGCGCCGCTGTAGCGGGAGCGGTCGCGGTACGCCGCGCGGCGCAGGACGGTGCCCTTGCGGCCGCGCGGCACCTGGAGCGCGAGGCGGGCCTGGGCGGCGGCGAGCGCCTCCGCCTTGGCCTTGAGTTCGGGCGTGCCCATGGCGCGGACGGCGCCGGCCGCCATCGCTGCGAGCGCGTGGCCGATGAGGGGGAACGACACCCGCTGCATCACGCCACCTCGGCGGGAGGCGGGCCGGCGATGCCGCGGGCCTCGTCGGCATATTCGAGGATCTGCGCGGCGGTGAATCCGGCGCGGGCCAAATCGTGCGCGTCGCAGGAGCCCGCCAGGGCCACGCGCTCGCGCATCACGTCCGCCATGCGGCGGGGGATGTCGACGGCCTCGTCGTCGTTCGCGGGGCCGCGCGCCACCAGCACGAAGCGCTGGGCGATGAAGCTGCCGCTGATGCGGTCGAGGTGCACATAGGGCCCCTCGCCGCGCGCGGCAGCCAGGGCATCCTCGGCCGGCTCCACGCCCGAGACGAGGTAGATCTGGCCCTTCACCAGCAACCCCGTGGGGTGGATGCAGCGCACCACGTCCCGCGCCGCGAAGGTGGGATAGACCGGCGCCATCACGCGGCGTCCTTGGTCTGCTCGGCAGCCGCGGCGGCGGCGAGCGCGGCGCGGAAGGCGGCAAGGGCGGCGTCCACCTCGGTCTTCAGCGCCTCCAGCGCGCGCAGCGCATGCAAAGCGTGGAGGGCGGCTGCGGTCTGCTCCTCGGAAAGGAGCCCCTCCTGGTGCGCCGCAAGGTCCTCGGCCTGCGCGTGCTCGGCGCCGTGCGTGTCGGCGTCGATGGCGTCGCGCAGCGTCTCCGCCTGGTTCGATGCGGCGGTGAGGTCCGCCAGCACGCGGGCCGCGTCCTCGATGTTGTCGATGTTGCCTTCAAGATCGGCGAGCCGGGGCTTGAGCGGCGCGAGGATCGCCATGAGGCCGGCGGCCTCGGCGTCGGTGATCTGGTTGGGAAGCTGCATTGGTGTCCCCATCGGGTGTGATGGGCGAACCTTAGACGCGGTATATGTACCGCGTCAAGTCAATATGCGGGACAAATACCGCATATCGAGCGGCGTTCCTCAGTTGCGCGCGCAATCGCTGCGTGTCTTCATGTCGTCCATCATCTGGAGGGGCAGATGGGAACACCCGGCGCGGCGGTTTTTGGGCAGCTTCTCTTTGTCATCGCGGCTCTCGCCGCCGCTGCGCCGTTCATCCTCTCGATCATGGCGCGCAGCGCCATTTCGATAGCGGTGTCCATCGTGCTGCTGGTCGCCGCAGGCCTGACCTTCTTCGGCCCGACGGTCATCCATCAGATCCTGAGCGCGGTTCTCTATCTGGCGGCGCTGGTTTCCGCGTCCATCATCTATGTCGGGTTCAATATCGAGTGCGGCTTGAAGGACGTGGCTTCCGCCGTCGCGCGGGTGAATGCCAGCGTCAAGGCCCCCATCGCCAGCCCAGCGCCGCCGCCGCCACCTCCTGCGCGAGCGGTGGATACTCCAGCCGATTCGGACTGGGCGAAGATCAAATCCGAGGTTCCGTCCCGGCGGCGCTGATCATGGAGTTTCTGCTCTTCGCGGCTATCGTCGTCGGCGTCGCGGTCGCCGCATGGCGATGGCGGCCAAAGCGTGCGCGATCACACGAGGCGCTGCCGTTCGAGCCCGAGCGGCCCCGGCGAGAGGAGCGGCGCGAACCGCGGCAAGACGCCCGAATGGTATCGCCGGCCCGCCCGCCGCCGCGCGCGGGGTTTACGCACTGGATCGAGTATGCCGACGCTCTCGGCGAAGTAACCTCGCGCAGCATCCGTGTCCTGTCCGTGCAGAGAGAAGCCTATACCGGCATCCTCTATGTGACGGCCTATTGCGGCTTGCGGCATGAGGAAAGAACGTTTCGCGCCGACCGAATGTTGAGGCTCTCCGAACTGCCCTCCGGCCGCGCCGTCGCTGCGGCAGCGGCATATTTCGCGGCCTATCCAGGAGTTTCAGTGGCGCGGCGGGACGAAATTTTAGGCTGGCCCGCGCCGCCCGATCCTTATGCCGGCCTTTCGATACCCAAGACGCACGAACGGGTGATGGAACGCGCGCGCGGCGGCCTGCGCGGGCTCATCTGGCTGGCGGCCGCCGATGGCGAGATGTCAGAAAGCGAGATCGAGGTCCTGCTGGATTGGGTGGCGTTTCGTGCAGCTGCCGGCCGGCAGGGGCCGCAGGCCTGGAGCCGAGAGGCGGCGCGGATATGGATTCGCAATGAAAGGCCGATCTTCGCCGACACGCGCACGGCCATCGGCCGCATGGGGCGTGCGGAGGCGGCGCGGTTCATCGCCACAATGGATGCGCTGATGCTGGCGGATGGCGCCAAGACGCGCCTGGAGGAAGGAAGGGCGGCGCGGCTGCGCGCCTGCCTGCCGCCTAGAGCGCCCGAACCAGGCTGACCACGCGGCCGATCACGGCCACCTCTTCAAGCGCGCGCTCGTAGCTCTCATAGGCGGTGTTTTTGGAGATGATCCGTACGCTCACTGGGTCGCTGTTGGGGATCAGTTGCAGCGACTTGAACACGACGCTGAAGCCATCCCAAAGCGCATAGATGCCATCCGGCGAGGGCACGCGATGGCGCCGATCAATCACGCACCAGTCGCCGCTGCGGATGTCCGGCTCCATGGAATCGCCGACACCCGGCACGATATCCGCAAAGCTCGGATCAAGGCCGAGCGCGCGCAACGCGTGGTCGGGAAACACCCAATAGCCGCGGACGGCGTCGGCCGCGTAGCTTTCGCGGCCGACGATCTGCGCCATCTCGCGCGCGGGCACGCCGCCGCCGCCCATGCCGGCGTGGATCTCGATCTCGCGAATTGCATGAGCATCTGCCGCGCCGCGCGCTGCCTTGCGGGCGCGGCGCTCGGCGATCTGGAGCACGCCCCTTGCGGCCTCGGCGCCGGAAATCTCCTCCGGCCCCGTCCCGTGCACGAGCCACTCCGTGGTGGTGCGGAGCACCGGGGCCAGCGCCTCGATGGTGCCGGAGCGGGGGTCATAAGGCTCGGACTTCTCGACCGCGCGCCGGATGTTGCGGATGATGTCCGGCTTGTTGCGCGCCTTCAGGCTCGCCGCGCGCTCGGACAACCCGAGCGCCAGCAGGCGGCGATCAATGCGGGACAGGAGGTCGGCGGCATTCATGGCGTGGGAATATGACCGCGCCAGAGCGGGGGCTTTAGCGGTAAATGTACCGTCGTAGTCCGGGTGCTTGACAGGTGCGGTATATGTACCGCATTGTGCCATCGTCATGGATGCCATTGCCCAACTCCTGCGTCTCGCAGAGCGCTATTGCGCCGCCACCGGCCTCGCCGAGGCGACCGTTTCGTCGCGTTGCTTCACCGATGGGAAGCGGCTGGCCGCCTTGCGGGGTGGCAGCGAGATCGGCGCCCGGCGGCTCGGCCGCGCCCTGGAATGGTTCTCTGCCAATTGGCCTGACGGCGCCGACTGGCCCGGCGACATTCCCCGCCCCGAACCGCGCCCTTTGCCGCCCAAGCCCGCCAATGACGACGCCCCGACGGCGCGAGAGGAGGCTGCATGAGCGCGTCAAACGTCATCGAGCCCGGGATCGAGGTCGTCCATGTCGTCGAAGGCGCGGGCCATCTCCTCGATGTGCCAGAACGCCGCTTCGCGGATATGGGGCGCAAGCTTTTCGTGGTCATGCGCCGCCTGGAGCGCCGTGACATCCTCGCTGTTTTCGCCCAGCGCGCGCAGCGCCATGCCGAGCCTTTTGTCGGCTTCGGGCACGGTGCGCAGGATCTGGATGAGCACCAGCTCAAGGGCGAGGAGCTTGCCCTGCAGCTTGATTTCGAGGTCCTCAAGCGTCTGACCGGTCTTCATGATCTGTCCCTTCACGATCTCGGGGGCATGTCGCCCGAAGATTGGTACGTCCGCCGCTTCGTCAAACGCTGGCTCGCGGACTTCGCCGCGGCCGCGCGGGAGGAGGCGGCATGAGCCGATTTCTCTGGTCAGCCCTTGCCTTGCGGGACCGCGTAGCGGTTCAGGTGGGCCAGCATCCCGGCGGAGAGCGCCTCGAAGCTGGCGACGGCGTAGCGCGCCGTCTTCTCCATTCCTTTCGGCGCCGTCTCCTCGGCGTTGCGCAGCGCGCGTTCCACATCGTCCATCACCTGTGCGGTGAAGAGCACGGGATCGGAGGTGTGGGCGGCCATGTGCGCCGCCAGCGTCACCACGATGGTCTCGAGGGCCATGAGCCGCCCCCGCAATTCGTCGTCCGTCGCCTTGGTCATGGGTTCTTCTCCTTCCAGCCGGTGTTCAAGGTTGGCCTGCCTTGCGAGGAATCGGCATGAGCGCGGTGCGCAACATCTCGGAGCGGCCGCGGCTCGGCACCTCCCTCTCGCAGGCGGAGCGCGACTTCGCGCTCGTCGAATTGGCGGACCTTGCCGCCGTCGCCCGCTTCGAGGTGCGCGAGGGCGCCTTGGTGCTGCACGTGCCGCTCGATCTCATGCTGGAGCATGTGGACGCCTCACTGCTTCTCGACATCGTCACGGCGGCGCGGCTGCACACGCGCGCCCTTCTGATCGGCGCCGCCACCTTGCCGTCGGAGGCGCTCGGGCCCTGGCTCGCGCGCCGCGTCGCGGACGAGGTCGGCGAGAAGCTGGAACTCGGCCTGGATGGGCGCATCCGCCTGGTGCTGGGCGGCGGCGCCGGCGATGAGGTGGTGCCGCACGAAGCCGAGGAAGGCGTGGCCGCCGGAATCGTGGGTGGCGATGCGCCGGGCCATCTTGGCGATCACCACCAGGAGGCAGGCCTGGTAGCCGGCCTGCCCCACGTTGAGCCCCACCCGCTCGACCATCCCGACCTCCCGTCCAGCTTGCATCCCGAACCGATCGTGCCGCGGAGGGAACGCCCGCCGCCGTGACCTGAACGCGCACCACTGAACCACCTTCGAAGCCTTCCCACACCGGGAAAACGCACTGCGTTTTCCCGGACCGGGAAACGCGTTTTCGCTTGACACCACGAGGCAGCAGCCATGAGCGAGCCGAACGCCCTTTCCGATCCGTTCCTTCTGCGCATCAAGGCCGTGACGCGCGACCTCGTGCGCCATTGCGGCGGCGTGGTGCGCGCCGGCGAGATCTGCGCCCATTCGAAGACCGAGGTCTCGCGCTGGCAGCACGCGAGCCACCCGGAGGTGATCGACCTCGCCTCCGCTTATGCGCTGGAGGCGGACTGCGGCCTGCCGCTGGTCACCACCGTGATGGCCGAGGCGCACGGGCGCCGCCTGACCGATGAGGCGGCCATGAATTCGGCCGCTTCCATCAATGCGCGCCATTCGGCTCTGCTGCGGGCGCAGGGCGAGCTTTCCATCCACATGGCCTCGGCGCTGGAGGACGGCACCATCACGCCCGCCGAGGCGGAGGCGCTCGACCGCGCGGCGTCCACCATGGAGGAGGGCGTGCGCGGCTTCCGCGCCGGCCTCGCCGCGGTGCGCGCCGCCGGCCCTTCCTGCGCCGCCAAGCCGCTGCGCGTGGTCTGAGCCATGGGCAAGGTGTCCGCCCCCATGCACCGCCAGCTCGGCCGGCGCGAGCCGGGACGGCGCACGCTGGAGGTGCGCGAGGCGCGCCCCGGCGTCGTCGAGGGGGCCGACCGGCACCATGCCCGCGCCGCCGTGAAGGGCAGCGCCGCGCTTCTGGTGGCCCTGGTGCGCGCCCACGGCGCCCCGCCGCCGGACGTGCGCGGCGCGGAACGGGAGCCGGGCTGATGCAGGACGAATTCCCGGTCGTCAGCCGGGCCGCCGGCAAGAGGCTGCCGCCGCGCCCGGTGCAGGAGATCGCCTGCAGCCGCTGCCCGGCGACCGACGCCATCTCCGCCCATGACGGCCGCCTGCCGCCGCACACCGCGGCCCTCAAGTTCGCCCAGCGCGGCTGGAGCGTGCGCGGGGTGGGCAAGCATCTGTGCCCCGCCTGCACCCTGGCTGATTCACGCAAGGCCCGCCCGCCGAAGGAGCCGCCGATGAAAGAAGAGACGAAGGCGAAGCCCGCCCCGAAGGTCGCGGCTGCCAATGAAAACCAGGCGCCCAGCGCCCCGGCCTCCAGCGCCATCGTCGACCTCTATATGCGGCTCGATGATGCCTATGACCGCGCCGCCAGGCGCTATCGCGAGGGCTGGAGCGACGAGCGCCTGGCGAAGGAAACGGGCCTCGCGCTCGCCGTGGTGCGCGAGCGCCGCGAGCGTGATTTCGGCCCGCTGGTGGTGGACACCACGCGGGAGGATCTGGCGCAGACCCTCGGCGTGCTGGAGGCGGAGCTTGGCCGCGCCAAGGCGGCGGTGAAGGAGGCGACCCGCGACGTCGTCGAAGCCGTTGAGCGGCTGGACGACGCCGGAAAGGCGCTGGCCGACGCCCGCCGCCTCGCCGCGCGCCTGCTGGCGCCCGCCGGCGACAAGGCCGCCTGAGCCATGGACGCCCCCCGCCGCATCCAGCTTTCCCGCGCCAAGGGCTGGCGCATGCCGGAGAACACGGTGAAGGTCGACCGGTCGACCCGTTGGGGCAATTCTTGGCGCGTCGGCGAAAAGATGCTGGATCGGTCAACAAATGAGTATAGGCCCTGCCTGACTGCTGAAGACTGCGTTGAGGCGTTCCGCAATGCTGTTGATTGGGACCCCAACCGGACTACTTACCTGTGCACCAATGATGACGTGATCGAAGTCTCGGGCGGCTACGACGATCTCATCCACGTCAACCAGCGCAGCATCCGTCGCTTCCTCGCTGGCAAGAACCTTGCCTGCTGGTGCGCCCGCGGCGCGCCCTGCCATGCCGACGTGCTGCTGGAGATTGCCAACCGGCCGGTCTGCGAGGCGGTGCCATGACCCGCGACCTCGCCTTCGCCGATTGGGTGTCCGAGGCCCGCGCCAACTCCGTGGCGCAGGAGGTGGGGCGGCGCGGCATTCGGCTGCGCAAGGCGGGCTCCGAGATGGTGGGGCCGTGCCCGGTGTGCGGCGGCAGCGATCGGTTCGGGCTTAACACGCGCAAGAATTTGTGGAACTGCCGGCACTGCGGCGTGGGCGGCGACGTGATCGGCCTCGTCATGCATCTCGACGGCGCCGATTTCCTCGCCGCCTGCGAGACGCTGACCGGAGCGCCGCCGCCGAAGGGGGAGGGGCACCGCCTCTCGCCGGAGGAGCTCGCCGCGCGCGCGGCGCAGCGCACGGCAGAGCAGGAGAAGAGCGAGAAGTCCGCCTCCTTCTTCCGCGAGAAGGAGCGCCGCGCGCTCTATGCCATGTGGCGGCAGGCCATGCCGCGCCATCCCATGGTCGCGGCCTATCTGGACCGGCGCAACGGGCTCGCGCTGCCGCCCGGCACGGCGCTGCGCTTCCTGCCTGCCGCGCCCTATTTCCACGGCCGCGAGGCAGACGGGCGCGGCGAGACGCGCCCGCGCATCATCCATCGCGGGCCGGCCATGCTCGCGGCCATCACCGGCGCGGACGGGCATTTCCGCGGCCTGCATTTCACCTGGCTCGACCTCGCCGCCGCGGACGGCAAGGCGGTGCTGGCCGATCCCGAGACCGGCGAAGTGCTGCCGGCGCGCAAGGCGCGCGGTTCCAAGCAGGGCGGCCGGATCCTGCTCGTGCGGGCCGGGCTCTGCGCCGCCGGCCAACCCGCAGAGGCCGGCCCGGCGCGGATGGTGGCCGGCGAGGGCATCGAGACCGTGCTCTCGGTGTGGACGGCGCTGCGGCGCCTCGGCGCCGATGAGCCCGGCGACGTGTTCGCCGCCGGCATCGACCTGGGCAATCTCGCCGGCAAGGCGGCCGAGACCATCGTGCACCCGACCCTGCGCCGCCCGGACAAGGCCGGCCGCCTGATGCAGGTGCGCGTGCCCGGCCCGACGCCCGATTTCGAGAGCCTCGCCATGCCGGTGGAGGACAGCGTGCGCGAGCTGCTGCTGCTCGGCGACGGGGATTCGGAACCGTTCCTGACGCAGATGGCAATGCGGCGCGCCGAGGCCCGCCACGCCGCCCCCGGCCGCCTGGTGCGCACCATCTGGGCGCCGGCTGGCAAGGACTTCAACGATATGCTCGCGCCGCCCGCGCGCGCGAGCCATCCCATGGGAGCGGCGGCATGAGCAGCGTGTGGGACGATCCGAAGGCCGAGAAGATGCTGCGCCGGCTGGCCGAGGACGGGCAACCCGCGTCCGCGATCGCCGCCGCCATGTGCGCGGCCGGGCATTTCGCGAGCCGCAATGCCGTGATCGGCAAGTGCATGCGCATAGGCCTGCAATTGCGCGGCAACGAGACGCGCTATGCGGCCGTCCGCGCGAGCGCCCCGGCCAAGCCGGAGCATGACGGCGGTTCGGGACTCGCGCGCGCCGCTGACGCTTCCCCGCCGTCGCCCTCCGGCTTGACCGGAGGGCCCATCCTGCGGCCGGGCGCAATGCCGGGAGCGGGCATGGATGCTCCGGTCAAGCCGGAGCATGACGGGGTGGAAAAGGCACCGCCCGCCGGGCCGGCCGGAGGCGTGCTCTTCACCGCCGTTGGCCGCGATGCCTGCCGGTGGCCGGTGGCGGGGGGGGGCTGGCGCTCAGGGTCTGCGGCGCGCCGGCCGCGCCGGGGCTCTCCTATTGCCCCGCTTGCTGCCGGCTCGCCTACGAGCCGCGGGCGCTGCGCCCCGTGCGGGCGCCGCACGAGGTGGCGCGCCGCGCCCGCCGCCCGGACGAGGCACGGGCCGAACGCACCGGCGACATGCTGGACGAGATCGGGGAGGCCGCGTGATGCGCACTATCCATGAGCGCCTCGGCGCTGTTCTGGCGGCGCAGCCGCTCACCCATCCGGAGATGGACCGCATCAAGGCCATGGCGGGTATCGCGCCGCTCACGGCCGGGCGCATCTTCGGGGCCCTGCGGGCGGGCCGGCCGGTGCGGCTCGATTGCTGGCTCGCCACCTGCGCGGTGCGCGGCCTCGATGCCGTGACGCTGCGCCCGCTCTCCGCGCCGCTGCCGGGGCGCCTGCCGCTTTCCCCGCGCGGGCCATTCCTGTGGTGGTTCTTCGCGGCGGCGATGATGCTCTACCGCTCGGCAGCCGAGCAGGCCATGCGGGATGCGGCGCGGGCGGCGGGCGTTTCGGTGGCCACCTGGTGCCGGGCCGAGCACGGCGACGCGGTGGACGTGACCAGCACCCTGCGCATCTGCGCCCTCATGGGCCGCCACCCCACCGACTTCACGGCACCCGAGGCGGGCACGCGCGCGGGCGCGGCAGGTTCCACGGGAAACATCGAGTGTAACACGCTGAATTCAAACGGGGCGCAGGCCGAGGCGCGGGCGGCATGAGCGCGCCCGAACTATTCCTCGGCGGGCGGGTGGCACTCCATTGCGGCGACAGCCGCGAGGTGCTGCGCGCGCTGCCGGACGCGAGCATCCATGCGGTCGTCACGGACCCGCCCTATGCGCTCGTCTCCATCCGCAAGCGCTTCGGCGCGGCCGATGCGGCGCCGGCGCAGCACGGGCGCGACGGGCTCTATGCCCGCGCCTCGGCGGGTTTCATGGGGAAGCAGTGGGACACCGGCGAGACCGCGTTCGCGGCCGAGTTTTGGGCCGAGGTGCTGCGGGTGCTCAAGCCGGGCGGCCACGTCGTGGCTTTCGGCGGCACGCGCACCGACCATCGGCTGAAATCCGCGATCGAGGATGCCGGCTTCGAGGTGCGCGACACGCTGCTGGAGCTGATGAGCCGCGACCCCATCATCCGCGATTTCGTCAACTCGCTTTCGGATGCCCAGCTTTCCGCCTTCCTGCGGGTGATGGACCTGCTCGGCTTCGAGGGGCTGCTGGCGTGGGTCTACGGCTCGGGCTTCCCCAAGAGCCACGACCTGGCGAAGGGGATCGACAAGGCCCTCGGTGTCGAAGGCGAAGTGGTGCCGACCGGCGCACCCGTTCGGCGCATCCGGCCCGGTGCCGACCAGCACAAGGATGGCTCATGGGAAAAGCTGGCCGACCGCAAGTATCAGCCGGGGGACTATGTGCCCGGCTCGCCTGAAGCCGCCACTTGGCAGGGCTGGGGAACGGCAGTCAAACCAGCTTGGGAGCCGATCATTCTCGCGCGCAAGCCGCTGGACGGCACCGTGGCGGCCAATGTGCTCGCGCATGGGACGGGGGCACTCAATATCGATGGGTGCCGGGTTGAAACCGAAGGCGCCCGGCCACGGCGCGTGTCTCGGGCCAACCCCTCCGTCGACCAAAACCGCAACACGTTTGGTTCCGGCCTCGGCGGCTCCCGCGCCGTTGGAGACACCGGCCTCGGTCGCTGGCCTGCGAACGTGCTGCACGACGGCTCGCCGGAGGTGGTGGGGGCGTTTCCTGAAGCCGCGGCCTCATCGGGCGGGGAGCGTCGCAATTCGGCTGCGGCACATAATGCCAGCTCGTCCATGGGGAAATCCGCAGGCGATTGGGTCTCGCGCGGCCATGCCGATTCCGGCGGCTCCGCCGCCCGCTTCTTCTATTCGTCCAAAGCCGATGCGGAAGACCGCCTCGGCTCCAAGCACCCCACTGTCAAGCCGGTGGATCTGATGCAGTGGCTCTGCCGCCTTGTGACGCCGCCCGGCGGCACGGTGCTGGACCCGTTCGCGGGCACCGGCACTACGGGCGAGGCGGCGTGGCGCGAGGGGTTCTCGGCCGTGCTGATCGAGCGCGAGGCCGAGTATCAGGCGGACATTCGCCGCCGCATGGACCTGTGCCTCGCCGGCCCCGCCACCCGCAAGCGAGAGGCAGCGAAGGCGCGCGGCGCTCAGACCGCACCGCTGCCGCTGTTCGGCGCAGACGAAGCAGGGGAGGCGGCGGAGTGATGTTAATCTATGGCGGGGTCGCCGAGGACGGCATCGATCTCATTTTTGAGCGCACGACTTCGGCGCTCGTCACGATCCGCACTTTCGGCAATGTGAGTGCATGCCGACCTGAGCCGCTTCATAGCGAATTGGCATTGTTCAGTATTGTTCGAAATGCGACTTTCAATTTGCTCCTTTATCACGTCATCTGCATGGATGCTGCGCGCATACTCAACCGGTATCTCAGCAGTTTGTTGAACAAATTCCAGTGCGGATATGAATTGATTCTGCAAAAGGACATTTGTGTTTCTGCATCGATCTTCGATGAATTTCCGTATCTGAAACGATCGAATTTCGCTCTCGGACAATTTTTTCTTTGCGAAAAAGGAGAAAATAGTTTGACGAATTTCATTATGTGTTTTCGTTTCATCTCCAAACAAATTGAGTATTACGTTCGAAAAAAGCATGATGTTCTGCGTTCCTGGGAGGCGTTCGCAGATTGCTTCATACTCCCGTACGCGAAACGGAAATGCCATTGCTCTCTTTTGTTCGAGCATCTGAGCTTTGATGCCGCGCCACGCAATCCACGCGGCAACGAGGGTCGTAACACCCCCTACGAAGCCACCAAAAATCGAACCCATGAGGGATACCCAGGCCGCGTCGTGTACGCGGCTTGTCCAAATAACAGCGGCAGACGCCGAAATGCCTCCGGCTGCTCCCACCGCGACCGCCAGCAGTATCTCATATCGTCGTGCCATCGTTCTTCGAGCCTGCCTGCTCGCGCTCAAGTTGTCGAGAGGGTGGCATGAGCCGCAAGATCCTCATCGCCGACCTGCTCTGCGGGGCCGGGGGCTCGAGCACGGGCGCCATCAAGGCGCTGGTGGGGCTCGGGTTCGCGCCCGCCGACATCGTGCTCACCTGCGTGAACCATTGGCCGGTGGCGATCGATACGCACAGCCGCAACCATCCCGCGGCCCGGCATTATGTCCAGGACATCGCCACCGTGCGCCCGCATCTGCTGGTGCCGGAGGGCTATCTGGACCTGCTCATGGCCTCGCCCACCTGCACCCACCATTCGGTGGCGCGGGGCGGCAAGCCGACCAGCGACCAGCAGCGCTCCGACCCGTGGCACATCATCACCTGGCTCACCGAGCTGCGGGTGAAGCGGCTGATCATTGAAAATGTTTGGGAATTCATCGGCTGGGGGCCGGTGGACCCGAGGAGCGGGCGGCCCATCGCCTCGCGCAAGGGGGAGTACTTCCACGCCTGGATCGAGACCCTGAAGCGCCTCGGCTTCGAGCCGGAATGGCGCAAGCTCAACGCCGCCGACTATGGCGACGCGACCACGCGCTCGCGCTTCATCCTCATGGCGCGCTCGGATGGGCGCAAGGTGCGCTGGCCCATGCCGACGCACAGGAAGCGTGAGGCGATCGCTGGCGACCTCTTTGCGGGCGCGCAGCCCTGGCGGCCGGCGCGGGAGATCATCGACTGGTCCATCAAGGGGCGCTCCATCTTCGACCGGCCGAAGCCCTTAGCGCCGAAGACGCTGGCGCGCATCCATGCCGGCGCCGTCAAGTTCGGCTGGCCAGAGCCGTTCCTGGTCGTGCTGCGCAACCACATGGCGGCACAAGGCCTCGACGCGCCGCTGCCGACCATCGCGGCCGGCGGGCAGCATATCGGGCTGGCCGAGCCGGTCATTGTCAACATGAAGGGGCAGTCCACCGCTTCCAGCGCTTTGGAGCCTTTACCCACGCAGACCGCGCATGCACCGCACCTGTATTGTGCCGAGCCGCTGGTGCTTTCCCAGCATAACAGTGGGGCGGCGCGCTCGGCGCGGGAGCCTTTGCCCACCATCACGACGGGCGGCGCTGCAACCGAGGTTCACCCCGGCTGCGCCCGGCTGCTGGTGCAGCCCTTCGTGCTTTCCCAGGCCTCCGGCGGCGCGCCGCGTTCCGTCGCGGACCCGATCCCCACGGCGACCACGGGCGGCAACGGCGCGGCGCACGCGCTCATCTCGCCTTATTACGGCTCCGGCTCCGGCGAGACCTGTGTCTCGGCCCAGGAGCCGCTGCCCACCTGCACCGCAAAGGCGCGGTTCGGCATGGTGGTGCCGGTGACGCAATCCGGCGGCGGCCCGGGCCCGCGCGACGTGGCCGAGCCGATCCCGACCCTCACCACGGCTAAGGGCGGGGAATTCGCCATTGTCATGCCGGTGACGCACCATGACGGCAGCGACCGCGTGCGCGATGCCGGCGAGCCGTTGCCGACCGTGACCGGAGCCAATCGCGGCGAGCTCGCCTTCATCGCCGCGCAGTTCGGCGAGCGCGAAGGCCAGGCGCCGCGCGTGCACGATATCGCCGAGCCGGCGCCCACCATCTGCGCCACCGGCCGCGTCAACCTGGTGGAGCCCGTGGCGGTAGAGGGGCGGCAGTTCGACATCCTCTTCCGCATGCTGGAGCCGCACGAGCTGGCGGCGGCCATGGGCTTCAACAGCGAGGAGGCCACCTACGAGTTCGCGGGCACGAAGACGGAGCAGATCAAGCAGATCGGCAATGCCGTCTCGGTGGCGAAGATGCGCGCCTGCGTCGGCGCGCTGATGGCCGATGCCGCGCCCAGGCGCCGCGCGGCCGGGGAATTCAGGGAGGCCGCCGAGTGACCGACCCCGCCGAAAAGCCGGCCGCCCCGCCCGACCTCTCGCCCGAGGAGCGCATCGCCGCTCTGGTGCGCGGGGAGGGCGCGGCCGCGCCTCCGGCTGCCGCGTTTCCGCCGGCCGCGGCGAATGACGACGATTGGGAGAGCGACCTTCGGCCCCCGGCTTCCCCCGCGCGCGAGGATCCGCCGGAGGGGAGCATGGAGCGTGGCGGCGATGATGAACCGCCGGATGATGCGCCGCTGGAAGATCTGGAGCCGCCGCCGGAGGGCTTCGACCCGGGCGATGGCACGCTGGCCGCCTGCGCGCGCGAGCCCATGAACGACATCGGCAATTCGCGCCGGCTGCGGCTGCGCCACGGCGCCGACATTCTCTTCGTGCCCAACCTCGGTTGGCACTATTGGGACGCCACGCGCTGGTTCCGGCCGGACAATGACGAGGACGTGGTGCGCCGCTTCGCCCACCCGACCGCTGAGGCGATCGCCCTCGAGGCCTATGTGCTGGAACTGACCCCGCGCGAGCGGGAGGCGGTGGGCGACGCGGAGGAGGCGTTGGCACGGCTGCGCGAGATCCCGCACGACATCATCGCCCTCGATGACGAGGACATCAGCAAGACCGAACGCCGGCGGCGCGCGCACGTGCTCAAGACCGAGGCGGCGCGACTGAAGGAGGTGACCTCGCGCGGCGCTCTGGCCATGAAGGCCCTGCAGGCGCGCCAGGCGCAGCGGCGGCGCTTCGCCACCTCTTCCGGCAATTCCGGCAAGCTCGACGGCATGTTGGGCGAGGCGCGGCCCTATCTCGCCCAGCCGCTTTCGGCGCTCGATGCCGACCCTCTGGCCCTCGGTCTCGCCAACGGCACGCTGCGCTTCGAGAAGAGCGAGGAGCCGGACCCGGAATGCCCCGACCCAGAGGCGGTGCGGCTGCGCACGGTGTGGCGCTATTCCATCCGCCCCCATGCGCGCGGCGACCTGATGACGAAGCGCGCGCCGGCCTTCCACTGCCCAGAGGCGAAGGCGCCGCGGTTCATGGCCTTCCTGGAGCGCTGCGTGCCCGATCCGGAGGTGCGGGCCTTCCTCCAGCGCTGGTTCGGCTATTGCCTCACCGCGCTCACGGGCGAGCAGGCCTTCTGCATTTTCTATGGCGAAGGGAAGAACGGGAAATCCACGCTGGTGGACATCATCGCCCGCGTCATGGGCGACTATGCCACCACCGTGCCGGTGATGAGCATCGTTTCCGACCAGAACCGAAAGGGCTCGGAGGCGACGCCCGACCTCATCCGCCTGCCGGCGGCGCGCTTCGTGCGCTCGGCCGAGCCGAAGGAGGGGCTGCCGCTGGACGAAAGCTTCATCAAGGACGTGACCGGCTCCGAGCCCATCAATGTGCGCCGGCTGCACCACGAATTCATCGAGGTCTATCCGTTCTTCAAGCTGGTGATCTCGTGCAACCGCAAGCCCCGCATCTATGGCAATGACGACGGCATCTGGCGCCGTGTGATCCTGGTGCCGTTCGAGGTGCAGATTCCTGAAGGCGAGCGCGACAAGGCGCTGCCGAAGAAATTGCAGGCCGAGATGCCGGGCATCCTCAACTGGATGATCGACGGCGCGCTCGACTATCTCGGGCGCGGCGCGCTCGACCCGCCGGAGAAGATCCTGGCGGCGACGCAGGAATATCGCGACGAGAGCGACGTGGTGGGCGCCTTCGTGCGCGCGGCGCTGGAGCTGACCCGCAACCCGCACGACACGGTGGAGGCGGGCGAACTCTATGCCGCCTTCGCCAAGTATTGCGAGCGCAGCGGCCTGACGCCGCTCGGCAAGTCCACCTTCAACCGGCGCATGCCCAAGGCGGCCGACCAGTTCGGCATCGAGAAGGGCAAGGCCTCGGTCTCCTATTACAGCGGCGTGCGCATCCGGGCCGAATTCGGCCCCTCTCACACCCCCTTCGGCTATGGCGCGGCGGGGGACTGAACCTCGCGCGCGCGATGTCGCGGGAGGCTAGGGAGGCAAGGGAGGCAAGCGCCCCGGCGGGTTTCGGCTTGCGGGGGTGCGGGGGATCAATGGGTTAGCGGTCGTTTTGGGAGGCTGGGGAGGCTGGGGAGGATAATCCGCGTGTACGCGTAGAGAGGTGATGTGTTTCGTTTTCGCCGAGGACAGCGAATGCATTGAGCCCTCTCTCTATGTGTACGTGAGAATTATCCTCCCTAGCCTCCCTAGCCTCCCATGAGGATAGAGAAGTTTATGTGTTTCAATGGGTTGGCGATGGTCGATTTCGGGCGGCTGGCGAAAGGGCTTGCCTCCCTATCCTCCCTAGCCTCCCTGACAGCGGGGTTGAGGAGCGGTTATGGCGAAGAAAACCGTTGATATTGAAGCACTTGTGCGCTGGGCCTATCGGGATGAACTGCCGAAGGCGGCGGCGACGCCGGGGCGGCTGGCGGTTGGGTTCAAGACCGGCTGGGGCGGCGTCGAGCGCTATGGCGAGCTGTTGGCGGTGATCGACGAGCCGGACGTGCGCAACCGCTTCGGCCTTTTTCCCGACCGCTTCGCCGACGGCGAGCCGCACGATGATGCCGTGCGCGTGCATGATGCGGTGATGGCGCTGCAAAGCTGCGAGATGGCGATGCCCGAGGGCTGGAACCCGATCGCCGACATGGGCGACCTTGGGCCGGAGGGGCCGGCAGCCGTGGCGCGGGCCTTGGCCGGGTTGACCCTCATCACCGAAAAGGGGGATGCGGTGCTGCGCCGGTCGGTTTCGCGGCTGGTTATCCGCCATGCGATCCTCGGCGGCTGTCCCGCGTGGGAGGGCGATGTGCCGGCGCGCCGGCTGGTGACCGCGCAGGGTGGCAAGGTGCGATGGTTTCGGCGCGTGCTGGTGACTGTGGAGGGCGCATTCGGGCCGGTGTGCGAGGAGGTGGAGCTGGACGGCTTCGACCCCAAGCGGCGCGAGCCCTTTCCCGACGCCTACACCAAGACCATTCTCGACCCCGACCCGGAACCCGTGGTGCAGGGCCGCGCGGAATATGAGCTGTGGCGCGCCGCGCTCGACATCCTGGCCGAGGATCTCGACGGTGCGCTGGACGCGCACGACGTGAGGCCGAGCGCGCGCTCGGCGCGGCCGTGGGAGCGGCCCGATCCGGAGCGGCGAATTCTGCCCTCGCTCCTCGTGCCGCCCGTCCCCGAGCGCGTGACGCGTGCGGGGCGGCAAAAGAAGAAGCAAGAGGCCGCTTGACTTTCGACATAAGTTTGGTGCATCACTTGCCACGGATAAGAAGAACCCCGGCGCGGCCTCGCGACCGGGGTTTTTCATTGGAGGGCGCCGTGGCCGCATTCGTCGTCAGCTATGACGGCTCGGGCACGCAGCGTTTCCTGGTCGGCGCGCGCAAGCTCGCGAGCCCGGCGGTGCAGCGGGCCATGGTCGAGACGCTCGGCCAGGCCGGCGACAAGACCCGCACCGCGGTGCGGCGTGCGCTCTGGCGCCAGACGGCGGCGAAGAAGTACGGCACCATCGTCGCGGCGACGCGCTCCTACATCCTGCCGGCCGTGCTCGAATATCGGATCGAGGCCAAGGGTAAGGGTCTGCCGATCGAGGAATTCAAGGGGCTGAGGGTCACCCGCAGGGGTGTTTCGGCGGCGCCGTGGAATTCGCCGCGCACCTTCAAGCGCTCGTTCGCGAACGGCGGGTATCGGGCGCGCCTCGGCTCGGCCCGCTTCCCGGTGCGCCGGCTGTTCGGGCCGAGCATGCCGAAGGAATTGATCAAGGACCAGTCGGCCGAGACGTTCGAGAGCACGGGCGCGGCCGAGGTCGCCCGCATCCTGCCCCGCCGCGTCGGGCGCCTGATGCCCTGAGGGCGGGGTGGTCTCTGGTATACCACGGGTCCTTCCCCCCGGGCCCACCCCCCCACGCGGCCGCCGCAGCCCGGAAAAACGCTAGCCGGACCTTCTGAAACCTGGGTCAACGGTGACAACGGTGGCGACAACGGACAACAACGGTGCCGCCGCCGACGGCCTTTGGGTTGCCGTCTCGGAGCTCGCCCGGCAGAAGTCCATCGACAAGGCGGCCATGTCGCGGCGCATCGCCCGCTTCGAGGCCGAGGGCCTGCTCTCGACCCGCCCCGGCCCGCGCGGCGCCAAGCTCGTCAACGTCGCCGCCTATGAGCGCGTCGCCGGCGAGCATCTCGACGCCACAAAGGAGCTGGCCGCCCACACCGCCGCGGCCAATCGCGGCGAGGCCGCAAGCTCCGACCCCGTGCTCTCGCGCGAACAGGCCCGCCGCGTCGCCTACCAGGCCGACATCGCCCGCCTCGATCTCGGCGAGCGCACCCGCCGCCTCGTGCCGGTGGACCGCGTCGAGGAGGAGGCCGCCCGCCTCGTCGAGCCCATCGTCAAGGCGCTCGACCGGCTGCCCTCGCACGCCGAGGCCATCGTCGCCGCCCACAATGAGAGCGGCCAGCAGGGCGTGCGCACCTATCTCAAGGGCCTCGTCGCGACCCTGCGCAACGACGCGGCCCGGGCGCTGGCGGAACTCGCCGCCGCGCTCTCCGCCGAGCCGCGCCGCCCCATCGAGGACTTCGACCCGAACCCGAACCCGGACGCCGACCCGGACCTCGCGCCAACCGACGCACCGTCATGAGCTTCGCCTTCGCCAGCACCCTCGGCGAGGTGGTGGCGCGGGCCTGGGGCAGGGCGCTGCGCCTCGCGCCGCCCATCGCGCCGTCGCAGTGGGCGGCCGAGCACCTCATCGTGCCGGACGGCCCGCGCAAGCTGGAGGCCTGGGACCCGGAGCTGACCCCGTACATCCGGGAGCCGCTCGACATGTGCTCGCTCGCCTCCCCGGTGAACGAAATCGACGTCATGAAGTCGGCGCAGACCGGCTTCACCACGCTGCTGCTCGCCGCCGTCGGCCACACCATCGACCGCGAGCCGTCCGACACGCTCCTGGTGCAGCCCACCGACGGCGCGCTCACCGACTTCAACGGCCTCAAGCTCGGCCCCATGATCGAGGCCACCGAGGCGCTCGCCGCCAAGGTGAAGCCGCAGACGTCCCGCTCGGGCGCCGGCTCGACCACCTATGCCAAGAAATTCGGCGCCTACACGCTGACGCTGGCCATCGCCACGTCCACTTCGGACCTGCGCTCGAAGACCAAGCAGAAGGTGTTCCTCGACGAGGTCGACGAATACCCGAACGACGTGAACGGCCAGGGCGACCCGGTGGACATGGCCACCGCCCGCCAGGAATCCTTCCTGGAATCGGGGGAGTGGAAGCGGGTCAAGATCTCGACCCCCACCATCAAGAACGGCTCGCGCATCGAGGCGTCCCACGCCCGCGGCGACCAGCGCAAATGGCACGTCCCGTGCCCCGGCTGCGGCACCGAGTTCGTGTTCGAGCACGGCCCGCGCTTCCGTTTCAACCGCACCTATCCCTATGAGGCGCACTATCTGGCGCCCTGCTGCGACCGCGTCATCGGCGCCCACGAGAAGAATGCGCTGGTGCGCAAGGGCCGCTGGATCGCCACCGCGCCCGGCTCGGGCCGGCATCCGTCCTACCATTTCGGCGGCATGTCCTCGCCCTTCGTGCCGTGGGACGTGATCGCCAAGCGCTTCGTCGAGGCCGGCGACGATTCCGCGAAGTTGAAGACCTTCTTCAACCTCACCCTCGGTTTGCCCTACGAGGAGGAGCTCTCCGAGGTCACGGCGCAGGAACTGGTGGCTGCCACGGAGGACTATCCCCGCGGCATCGTCCCCATCCGCGCCGGCCGCACGGTGCTGGCGGTGGACTTCAACTCCACCTGGGCCGAATGGGCGCTATGGGCATTCGGCCCCTCGGTGGCGGGCGACGGCGTCGACCAATGGCTGGTGGAGCACGGCACCTGCCCCGGCCGGCCCGGCGATGCCGAGCTCGGCCTCGCGCTCGAGGCGCTGTTCGAGCGCGAATGGCCCTATGCCGGCGGCGGCGCCTACCGGGCCGATCGCGTCGGCCTCGATACCGGCTTCGGCACCTACGAGATCTACAAGCTCGCCCGCGGCAAGCCGGACGTGCGCGCCCTCGATGGCCGCCCGCCCAAGGCCGGCGATGTGCGCAAGGCGCTGCCGCTCGGCACGCCCACCAAGGCCGCGGCGAAGGACGCATACGGGCGCATCAAGTTCCGGGTGGACCTTTATCCGGTCGGCTCGCACGACCTCAAGCTCTGGCTCGCCGGCGCGCTCTCGGCCTTCGCCCAGCGCCAGCCGCGCGGCTCGGCCATCCATCTGCCGCGCGAGATCGTCGATCTCGGCATGGCCGATCAGCTCCTCGGCGAGGTGCTGGTGGCCCGCGAACGACGCGACGGCCGCACCGAGGATGTGTGGGTGCCCCGCCGCGGCATCCGCAACGAGGGCCTCGACCTCGCGGTCTATGCCCGCGCGCTGGCGCTCGGCGTGCCGCGCGGCGGCCTCGGGCTGGAAAACGTCACCCGCGCCCAATGGGGCGCGCTCCTCATGGAGCGACATCAGCTTGCGCAGGCGCAAGCTGATTTGTTCACCGCGCCGGAGACGCCGCCGCCGTCCAACCCGTCGTCTCCGGCGCGGGGCGGGCTGGCGCCCGCGAGGTCTTCGCAACAGTCCGATTCCGCGCCGGCATCGCCGCCGCTCGCCAGTCCGGCCCGGCCGGCGCGGGCGAAGTCCTCCGCTCTCGGCGCCGCGCTGCGCCGCGCCATGAGCCACACCAGATAGGACCCCATCCATGACGCCCTCCGAGATCGCCGCCGAGATTGCGCGCCTCGAGGGCATCCTCGTGGAGGCGGAGAGCGGCGCCCGTGCCCGCAAGATCCGCATGGGCGAGCGCGAGATCGAGAACAGCGAGGTGGACAAGATCGCCCTGCGCCGCCGCATCGACGAGCTGAAGGCGCAGCTTTCCGGCGGCCCGCGCCGCGCCCGCCGCCGCCTGGTGGTCTTCTGATGGGCCTGCGCAGCGCGTTGGCTGAGCTTTTCCGCCCCGGGCGCGCCGCCGCAGGCCAACCCGGCGCGCCCGGGGCGGGCGAGCGTGCCATTCCCCGCGCGGACGCCGGCTATCAGGGCGCCTCGCGCACCCACCAGGACCTCGCGTCCTGGCTGCCGCGCGCCTTCTCGGCGCAGTCGGCGCTCTCGCCTGATCGCAACCTGCTCACCTCGCGCATCCACGATCTGGCGCGCAATGACGGCTGGGCCTCCGCCGGGCTCGATCGCCTGGTGGACAACGTCATCGGCGGCGGCTGGGGCCTCAATGCGCTGCTCAACCGGCGCCGCCTCAGGCTCGACGACGCCGCCGCCACCGACATCGCCGCGCAGATCGAGGCGGAGTTCGAGGATTGGGCCACCGATCCCGATTGCTGGTGCGACACGGAGATGCGCAACGGCTTCGGCGGACTGCTGGCGCTCGCCTACCGGCACCGCGCCATGGATGGCGAGGCGCTCGCCGTCATCTCCTTCGACGAGCGCGGCGGCCCCTGGGCGACCGCGATCCAGGTGGTGGACCCCGACCGGCTGTCCCAGCCGCAGGCGGCGCCCGAGACCGACCGTTTCCGCCAGGGCATCGAGCTTGGTCCGAGCACCGAGCCGCTCGCCTATCACATCCGCCGCGCCCATCCCGGCGAAGCCTTCACCTGGCGCGATGCCGAGCATTTGCGCGTGCCGCGCTTCATGGGCGGCCGGCGCCTCGTGGTGCACGCCTTCGAGCCCACCCGCGCGGGCCAGATTCGCGGCGTGCCGGCGCTCGCCAGCGTGGTTAAGAAGCTGCGCATGCTCGGCCGCTACGACGAGGCGGAGCTGCAGGCGGCGGTCATCAATGCCGTGCTCGCGGCCTTCGTGACCACGCCCTACGATCCCGACGCCATGGCGGAAGCCATGGCCGGCGGCTCGAAGACCGAGGACATTCTCGACGCCATGAGCGCGGCGCGCGAGAAGCATTGGGCCGAGGCGCCGCCCATGACGCTGCCGGGCGCCGCCATCAACTTCCTGGCGCCGGGCGAGGAGATCAAGCTCTCCAACCCGCACCACCCGAACTCGGTGTTCGAGAGCTTCACCCGCGCCTCGCTGCGCAACATCGCCTCGGCCCTCGGCATCACCTACGAGCAGCTTTCGGCCGATTGGGGCCAGGTCAATTATTCCTCGGCCCGCGCCGCGCTGCTGGAGGTGTGGCGCGGCTTCACCGCCCGCGCCGGCCACTTCGCCCACCAGTTCGTCCAGCCCATCTATGTGCGCTGGTTCGAGGAGGCGGTGGCGCGCCGGCGCATCGTCCTGCCGCGCACCTCGCCCTCATTCGAGGAGGCCCGCGCCGCCTGGACCCGCGCCCGCTGGCGCATGCCGGGCCGCGGCTGGGTGGACCCGCTCAAGGAGGCGCAGGCGGCGGACCTGCGCGTGCGCCTCGGCATCTCGACCCTGGAGCGCGAGGCCGCCGAGCAGGGGCTCGATTGGGAAGAGAACCTCGAGCAGCGCGCGCGGGAATTGAAGCGCGTGCGCGAGCTGGAGGCGTCCTACGGCCTGCCCGAGGGCGCGCTGCTCAACCCCGCGGCGGTGCCCGGTCCCAACGGTGGGCCCGACGAACAGAACGAGGATGCGCGCAATGCCCTCTGACCTCATCGTCGACGGCGAGCTGATGCTCTATGGCCCGGTCGGCGGCTCCTGGTGGGACGACGGCGGCTTCACCGCCACCGAAGTGCTCCAGGCCCTCGCCGAGATGGAAGGCGACATCACCGTCCGCCTCAATTCCGGCGGCGGCATCGCCTGGGACGGCATCGCCATCTACAACGCGCTGCACGCCCGCACCTCGAAGGTGACGGTGGTGATCGACGGCATCGCGGCCTCCGCCGCCTCCGTCATCGCCATGGGTGGCGACGACATCGTCATGCGCACCGGCGCGCTGATGATGATCCACGACGCCTCCACCATCACCTGGGGCACGGCGGAGGATCACGAGAAGTCGGCGGCCCTGCTCGGCAAGCTCGATGGCCAGCTCGCCGCCGTCTATGCCGCCCGCACCGGCCTCGATCTGTCCGAAATCACCGGCCTCATGGACGCGGAGACCTGGATGGACGGCACAGAGGCCGTCGAGAAGGGCTTCGCCACGGCCGCCGGCGAGGAGAAGGCCGCCAAGGCGAGCGCCTTCGACTATCGCCTCTATGCCCATGCGCCCAAGCCCCTCGTGGCTTCGGCCCGCAAGCTGAAGGCCCCGCGCCCGGTGGGCGAATGGGGCGTTCCGCTCAACGCCGCCATCGCGCGGCGCAAGACCCCGGCGCAGCCCGCCGCCACTTCGGAGCCTCCCATGCCCAACGAGACCCAGACCGGGACGGCCCCCGCCGCGCCCGCCAACGACAATGCCCCCGCGAAGAACGAGCGGGAGCGCATCTCGGCCATCCTCGACCATCCTGAGGCCGCGGGCCGCGAGGGCCTCGCGCGTCATCTCGCGCTCGCCCACGACATGTCGGCCGAGGAGGCGGTCAAGATTCTCGCCAAGGCCGAGAAGTCCGCCCCCGCCGCGGACGGCCTCGGCGCCCTGCGCGAGAGCGCCCCCAAGGTCGTCATCGGCGGCGATGCGAAGGGCGAGACCAAGAGCGAAGACGGCAAGCCGCGCACGCTGGACAGCGCCGTCGACCGCTTCAACGCCGCCTTCAAGCGTCGCTGATCCTATTCACCCATCGGCGGGCCGCAGGCCCGGAACAAGGTACTGAACCATGGCTCACCTGATCGAGGGCCGGCACGCCGGCGAGGGCCTCCTTTACGAGGCCGAGAACTACTATTCCCGCGAGGCCGGCGTGCTTGCGGCGAGCGAGGAGGTGGATGTGGCCGGCGTGCTCGGCCGCATCTCCGGCGGCGGCGCCGTCACCGTCACCAAGACCGACGTGGCGGGCGCCAACAAGGGCGTCCTCACCCTCGCCAATCCCGCGCACGGCGCCGGCGTGAAGGCCGGCACCTACCGCGTGGTGTTCGTCGAACCCGCGGCCGACGCGGGCACCTTCGTGGTGGAGGATCCCGACGGCATCGTGGTCGGCCGCGGCACCGTGGGCGTCGCCTTCGACGCCGCGGTGAAGTTCACCATCGCCGACGGCGCCACGGACTTCCTGCCGGGCGAGCAGGCGCAGGTCCATGTGGCCATCGCAGCGCCCGCCAATTTCGGCCAGTGGCGCGCGTGGGACCCCGACGCCACCGACGGCTCGCAGGTGGCCCGCGCCGTCGCCTACGACAAGGCCGCGGCGCCGGCGGACGGCACCGCGGCGGTTCTGCTGCTGGTGCGCCACTGCACCTGGCGGGCGGGTGACCTCACCTTCAAGGCCGGCATCACGCCGGAGGAGAAGGCCCTCGCCATCGCCCAGCTCATCGACGCCGGCATCACCACGCGCTGATCGCGCTCTCCCCTCAACCATCGCGGCCGCCTTCGGGCGGCTCTTTCTTTCGGAGACCCTTCCATGGCCAGCATGGACATCTTCAACGACGACGCCTTCTCGCTGGTGTCCATGATCGGCGCCATCGAGAAGGTGGACTACGCCCCCAATTATCTCGGCGAGCTCGGCATCTTCACCAAGACCGGCGTGCGCACCGAAGACGTTTTCATCGAGGAGCGCTCCAACGCGCCGGCGCTGATCCACACCTCCGCGCCCGGCACCGCTCCGGAGGCCGCCGCGCCGCGCGGCCGGCGCGGCCTGCGCTCCTACAAGACCGTGCGCTTCGCTAAGGGCCGGCGCATCAACGCTTCCGAGGTGCAGGGCATCCGCGCCTTCGGCAGCGAGACCGAGCTTTCCCAGGTGGAAGCCGAGGTCGTCCAGCGCCAGTCCGCCCTCAAGGCCGACGCCGACTTCACCTATGAGCACTACCGGCTCGGCGTCGTCTGCCAGGCCAAGATGCTCGATGCCGACGGCACGGTGCTCTACGACTGGGCGTCCGAGTTCGGCCAGGCCATTCCCGCGGCGATCAACTTCGACCTCACCGCGGCCGACCCCGAGACCGGAGCCATCCGCAAGAAGTGCAACGACCTGCGCCGCACCATGGTCAAGAACCTCAAGGGCGTGGGCGGCACCGGCGCAGGCATCACCATCCACGCCGTCGTCGGCGACGACTTCTGGGACGAGTTCGTCAACCACTCGGAGGTCATCCGCACCTACGAGAACCAGCAGGCGGCCAACCAGCTGCGCGAGGGCCATGGCGGGGCCTGGGAGACGTTCCGCTATGGCAACGTCACCTGGCACAATTACCGCGGCTCGGACGACGGCGAGGTGGGCGTTGCCGCCGACGAGGCGAGCTTCTTCCCCATCGGCGCCGGCATCTTCCAGCAGACCAACTCGCCGCTGGAGACGTTCGACCTCGTGAACACGGTCGGCAAGGAGTTCTACTCCATGATCGTGCGCGACAAGGATCGCAACATGTGGGCGGACGTCGAGGCCTATGCCCGGCCGTTGTTCGTCTGCACCATGCCGTCCGCGCTGCGCAAGGGCACGGTCGAGGGCTGATGCCCTCGCCGTTCGCGGCCGCGCTCGCCGCGGCCGATTCCGCGTTCGACGGCACGTTCGGCGACCGCGTGCGCATCACGCCCATGGCGGGCAGCCCCAATGGCCGCCCGTCTCAAGACCCCGCCCGCGCCGCCTGGGAAGGCATCGCGCCCGTCGGCGAGGCGCCGGAGACGGTGCGGCCGCTCGATGCCCGCGGCACCGCCCGCGAAGACCGCGTCGGCACCATTGCCGCCGCCGTCGCCCGCCAGGTGTCGCTCACCCGCGCCGTCATCGGTGCGCTGGAGGTGCGCCGCGGCGACCGCGTGAGCCTGCTTGATCGCCCGGGCGTGCCCGTTTTCGCCATCGCGCGGGTGGACCGGGACGACCCGACCCGCCTCATCCTGATCCTGGAGAGCGAACTGCCGTGAGCGTCCGGTCATGAGCCTCGCCCGCATGGCCCTGCGCATCTGCGCCGTCATTGCCCTGCGCGATGCCACCATGGCGCAGGACCGCGTGCGCGACAGCGCGCTTTCGCAGCTCGACGCCCTCGTGGAACACGACCGCGCGCCGGTCATCACCGTGTCCACCGAGGCCACCGAGCGCAAGCGCGGCGCGCAGATGCAGCAGACCAGCCTGGTGCTGGAACTGGCGCTCACCGCCAAGCCGCGGCCGGACGAGGAGACCGACGAAATCGTCATCGGCTTTGCCGAGACCGACGCCGACCTCGATCTGATGCTCGATCTGTTCGAGCGCGAGACGCTCGATGCCCTCGCGCGGCCCGACAGCGCGGCGGCGGACCTGTTCCGCACGCTGTGCGGCGGCGAGGCCGTCAACTCGCCCGGTTCGGACTATTCCTCCATCCGCGGCGTCGGCGCGGCGGGCCAGCGCCTCGCGGCGCGTCAGATCCTCTTGACCGCCGACACGCTGCTCGATCCGGTCCGCGGCGAGCCGTGCGACTGGCTGGAGCGCTTCCTCGATCTGATCGAGGATGACGGCGAATATGGCGCCGTGCACGGCATGCTGTCCGCCTTCCTCGCCGGCAGCGGCCCCGGCGCCGCCTTCCGCGAGCAGGCCCGCATGTTCCTCGATGCGGCCGGCGCCAAGGCGCTCGGCCTCTCGCCGCTCGCCGCCGACGAGGCCGGCGCGCCGGTGACGCTCACCCGCATCGCCGTGGGCGGCGTGGTGGCGCCCGACGACGCGCGGGAGTGAGCCATGGAGGACATCGTCCGCGCCTTGGCGCAGGAGATCGCCCTGCTGCGCGGCGAGGTGGCCGTGCTGCGGCACCGCCAGGCCAACATGTTCCGGCCCGGCACGGTTTCCGAGGTCAAAGCGGGCGAATACCGCGCCCGGGTGAAGCTCTCCGACGCCTCGGGCGAGGTTTTCCTCTCGCCCTGGCGGCCCTGGTCGGCCATCGCCGGCGCCAGCGCGCAGGACTGGACGGTGCCGGAGGCGGGCCAGCAGGTGCTCCTCTTCTCGCCCACGGGCGTGCTCGGCCAGTCGCTGATCCTGCCGTTCGGCTTCTCGGACGATCTGCCGCCGCCGTCGGCCTCGGCGGACGAGCGCGTGTTCCGCTTCGGCGCCACGCGCATCACCTTCTCCGGCGATGCCCTCGCTTATGAAGCCGGCGCGCACAGCCTGAAGGGCATCGTGCGCACGGACGGCGAGACCCGCCTCGGCAAGCCCGACGCGGCCAAGCGCGTGCTGCTGGAAGACTTCACGCCCGCACAGAACGTCTACGGTTTCTAGTTTTCACCCGCGGCGCAGCCGCCCCCGACGCGCCCGCGCGGGTTGGCCGGCGGCGCGCGGGCGCGTCGGGAGACGAAAATGGCAGGGATTGACGCACGCACCGGCAAGCTGCTCGCCGGCTGGGCCCATGTGCTCCAGAGCGTGGAGAAGATCCTGCTCACCGGCTTCGGCGAGCGCATGGGCCGGCGCTGGTTCGGCTCCTTCGTGCCGGCGCTGCTCGGCGAACTGGCGGTCGAGCGCAGCGTGCTGCGCTTCTTCACCGCCATCTGGACGGCGCTGGACCTCTGGGAGCCGCGCCTGCGCATCGCCCGCATCCGCTTCGCCGGCAATGCCGACGAGGTGCGCGAAGGCACCGGCCGTTTCGAGATCGACGCCGTCTATCTGCCGCGCGGCCATCTGGGCGACACGACGCCCGCCGGCCGGCGCACCATCGCCGCCGAGGCGGCGTCCGGCACCATCACCGTCACGGGGTCCTGATGCGCTTCATCGCCGCCGACCTCTCCCGCCTGCCGCCGCCGGACGCCATCGAGGCGCTGGATTTCGAGCAGGTGCTGGCCGACATGAAGGCCGACGTGCGCGCGCGCTGGGACGCGCTGCGCGCCTTGCGGCCGGAACTGCCGGAGCTCGACATCCTCGAGCTTGAGACCGACCCCATCGTCATCATCCTGGAGGTGGCGGCCACGCGCGAGACGCTGCTGCGCGGCCTCGTCAACGACAAGGCCCGCGCCGTCATGCTGGCGCTCGCCACTGGCGCCGACCTCGACCATCTCGGCGCCGCCGTGCTCACGCCCCGCCTGGAGCTCAGCCCCGCCACGTCGTCCGCGCCGGCCGTCATGGAGGCGGACGAGCCCTATCGCCGCCGCATCCACCTCGCCCTTGATGCCTGGTCCACGGCCGGCGCGCAGGGCGCCTATGAATATTGGGCGCTCTCGTCCGACCCCTCGGTCAAGGATGCCGCGGCGCTCAACGTGGCGCCGGGCCGGGTGGACGTGGTGCTGCTCGGCCGCGACGGCGACGGCACGGCCGATAACGCGGCCATCGTCGCGGTCTATGAGGCGCTCTCGCCGAAGACCTGCCGCCCGCTCACCGACGACGTGCGCGTGCGCTCCGCCACCATCGTGCCGCAGGCAATGCGGGTGCGGCTCGACATCCCACGCGGGCCTGACCCGGACGCGGTGGAAGCGAGGGCGCGCGCGAATCTCGCCGCGCTGGCGTCCACCATCCACGCCATCGGCCGCGTGCTGCGCACCGACGCGATCATCGCCGCCGCCCGGGTGGGCGACGTGGAAAAGGTCACCGTGCTGGAGCCCGCCGCCGACCTCGATCCCGGCGCGTTCGGCGCGGTGCATGTGAGCGCCATCGAGATCGAAATGGTGCAGCCCGGTCAGGCGATCCCGGCATGAACGCGCCCCACCTGCTGCCGCCGCGCTCCACCACCAGCCTCGAGGCGACGCTCTCGCAGGCGGTGGCGCGCCTGTCCGACGTGCCCGTGCCCATCGACGCCGTGAAGCGCCCGGACGATGCGCCCTCCGAATTCGTGCCCTTCCTCGCCTGGGAGCGCGGGCTCAAATTGTGGGTGCGCGACTGGCCCGAGCACAAGAAGCGCGCCGCCGCCCGCCTCGCGCCGGAAATCTGCGCCAGCCTCGGCACGCTGCGGGCGATCGAGCTGACGCTCTCGCTGGTGGATGGTGAGATCCAGTCCTATGTGATCCCGCCGGTGGGCGCGTTCGCGGCGCCCGATCGCACGGCGGAGGAGCGGGCCGCCTTCGTGGCGCTGTTTCCGGAACTGCGCATCTATCTGCGCTCCGAGCCCGGCACCGCCGATGCCGACCTCTATGCCGACGACGGTTTCGCCGACGACGGCTTCGCCACCGTCTCGACCGCCCATGAGCGCTATGGCCGGCGCGGCGAGATCCATGACGGCGGCACGGTGACGCCTGTGAGCCTCCTGCCGGTCACATGGGCCGGGGCCGACGCCATCAATGCCGACCTCATCGGCGTGGTGATCCCCGGCGAGGACGATGGCGGCGCCTTTGCCGGCGACGCAGCGGCGGACGCGGCCTTCGCGAGCGCCGCGCGCATCACCTCGCGCCTGCTGACCATCGCCGCCGACCGCTCCTTTGTGCCGCTCTCGCCGCAGCCGGTGGTAGTCGCCGACGGCGTGCCGCTGGACCTCATCTCCGTGGTGCCGGAACGCGTCTCGACCGGCGGCATCGCCGGCCTCGACGTGATCCATGCGGATGACGCCTTCGCGGATTTCGGCTTCGCCGACCACAAGGACGCGTCGCTGCGCCTGTTCGACCGCTATCACCTGTTCGATCCCACCCGCACGCGCGCGGTGGCGGGCCAGGACGACGGCGCCTTCGCCGACTTCACGGTGGTGGACCTGCCGCCCTTCTATGCCGAACTGCGCATCCGCGCGCCGGGCGAGGACACCCCGCTTTCCGCTTTTGCCGGCGGCGCCTTCGCCGACGACATGGCGGCGCTGCCCATCCTCGGCACCATGGACCGCATCGCCGAGGCCATCACGGTGGCGAAATCCCATCGCGACGACCTGCGCTTCACCACCCGCACCCTGCGCGAGGTCGAGTTCCAGGACGCGCCGGCCTTCGGTGCCGGCCTGGCCCTCGGCACGCTCGTGCCCATCTACGACTGAGGCCACCCCATGCTCGACGCCGTCAAGATCGCCTCCCGCCAGAAGGTCACGGCGGAGGACTTCAACAATCTCGGCCTCTATCCGCGCGCCAGCTTCGACGCGCTGACCGAGCACGCCATCGGCTCGGCGGCGAAATATTCCGGCGGCGGCGTCTCCATCCTCTCCACCACCAAGGTGCTGGTGGATACGCCCGTCTTCCTCATCCGCGACGGCCGCTGGTACGTGAACCGCACCGATGACGGCGTGGAGATGGACCTGCTCGGCTCGCTGCCGGCCTCGGGCTTCAAGCGCGTGGTGGCGCTCTCGCTCACCGGCTCGGAAATCTCCGACCAGGTGGCCGAGCGCGACTTCCTGACCAATCCGGTGACCCGCGCCACCGAGGCGCAGCCCACGGCCACCCGCTCCAACCGCTATGCGCAGGTCAACGCCATCGCCGGCGCGGCGGCGGTGGATCCGGCGCCGCCCGCGGTGCCGGCCGAGCACACCATCATCGCCCATGTGGTGCTGACCCCCACCGGCATCGAGAGCGTCAGCCAGGTGAGCGCCAACCGCCTGCCGCAGCTCATCGAGGTCAACGGCCGCCTGGTGCTGCTGGAGGAGTGGCAGGCGCGCACCGCGCCGGTGATCGACGGCCTCAAGTCCGACGTCGCCAAGCTCATGGCCGAGGGGCGCGGCAAGGCCGACCGCGGCGTCATCTCCTATCTGCTGGAGCAGACCGCGCGCCTCAACGAGGCCGAGGGCATCGCCCCCGACGCGGCCTTCTCGGTCACCGACTTCTTCCTCACCGAGGATGACAGCGACACCGCGCACCTCACCTATCAGGCCAAGGTGGAGGAGGGCCTGCGCTTCTCCGACGAGAACGCGTCTACCTTCTCGCCGGTGCTCGCCAACCCGGCCGACACGCGCTTCGTGATCCATCCCGGCGGCCTGCTGCTGCCGGCCTATGCCGAGGTGCCGGTGATCTCCAACCTCGGCAAGGACAGCGAGGTGGCGCTCTCCAATGCCGGCTCGCAGACCACCGAATACACGCAGCGCACGGTGGCCCGCACCCGCATCCGCTGGGGCCAGTCCTTCCTCGTCTCCATCAACTCCATCTGGTGGCGCACCGGCCGCTACGACCCCGCCACCCACATCTTCCGCCGCGCGGGCGAGACCTGGGAGGTCTCCGCACCCGACGCCTTCATGCTGCGGCTCGGCTTCGTGCGGGTGGAGCGCTTCTGGAAGGACGATTACGAGGAGGTCTATTGGGACGCGGTCACCACCGATGCCTCCTATGTGGGCACGGTGAACGCGCAGACCTTCCTCGCCCCGCGCGCGGGCTGGATGACCAAGGTGCGGCTCGGCTTCTCGCGCCTCGACAGCGCCGGCGACGTGCGCATCATCCTTTCCCGCTGCACCGCCAATGCGGCGCCGGACCCGAAGAACGCGCTCGCCACCGTGCTGGTGCCGCGCGCGAGCCTCAAGCTCTATCCGGAGATCACCGACATCGCGCTGCCGCCCACCTATGTGGAGGCGGGCGAGCGCGTGGCGGTGCACGTGGTCACCGGCGGCAATCACTGGCTCGCCATGACCGAGGGCAACAAGTACGGCCAGGGCTCCTTCTTCGCCTCCACCGACGGCGCCTGGTTCCAGGGCGACATCACGCGCGATGCCTGCATGCAGGTGCTGATGGCGCAGTTCGATGCCCCGCGCCTGGAAATCTCCCTCGATCCCTGGAACCTCTCCGGCGGCATCGAGGCGGTGGACATGAACCTCGACATGGTGGCGCGCGACCCTGCCGGCATCATCTTCGAGGTGCGCCACTCGGGCACCTGGTACCCCATCGGCGAGGTGGGCGCCGGCAACCATCCGCTCTATGGCCTGCCGGCGCAGGTGCAGGCGCGCATGGTGCTGGTGGGCACCACGGACGTGATGCCCGGCATCTGGCTCGGCCCCTCCAAGGTCACGCTCACGCGCCCGCGCACCACGGGCACGCACATCTCCGCCGCCCGGACGACCCCGGTGGATGTGGACGAGGTGCACGTGGTGGCGCTGCTGGAGCATTTCGACGACGCCGTGCACGATTGCGGCGCGCAGCTGCTCACCGGCGCCGGCTATGCGACGCCGGTCTCGCCCACGGCGACCGTGGACAAGGTGCTGCCGGGCGGCACCACGCGCCGCACCTGGACCTTCTCGGGCCTCACGCCCGACGACACCTACAAGCGCAAGATCACGCTCACCACGGCGTCGGCGCTCTCCGTCTTCCATGTGGCCGAGGCCACCGACATCGCCTTCCCGAGCTGAGGAGCAGCGCTGATGCCTCCCCGTAGCCCCAAGGCGGCGCCCGCGCGCGCCGCCGCGACCGCCGACATCGATCCCGCGGCGCTCTATGACGTGACGCTTTCGCGCGCCGTGCCCGTCGGCCGCACTCTCGTGCGGCCCGGCGCGCCGGTGCGCCTGCGCGGCGACGTAATCCAGCGCCTCGCCGCCGACGCGCCCGGCGCGGTTACGGCCTTCGAGCGGATCGCCGTCTGACATGTCCGGCGCCATCGACCGCTTCCTGGCGGCGCGCATGCGCGCGCTCTCGCCGGAGAAATGGGACGCCTTCGTGCGCCACCTCGGCGGCGAGCTGGCGGACATGCAGGGCCGGATCGGCGCGCTCGACCGCGTGGCCGACCAGGCGCTGCAGCGCTCGCTCACCTTGATCGACGAGGGCATCGGCCCGGCGATCGCCGACGCCCACGCAAAGCAGGCCGAGATCGCCAATCTCAAGGCGGAGGCCGAGGCCCTCGCGGTCCAGATCGCCGGTATCCTCGCGACCCTTGCGGCCGAGGGCATCTCCGCCGACGTGGTGAGCGAGACCGGCAGCCGCCTGTTCCTCACCCCCGCCGAGCAGGCGGCGTGGAACGCCAAGCCCGACGCGGCGTCCGTCGGCACCATGATCGGCGCCGCCATCGACGATCTGGTGGGCGGCGCGCCCGGCACGCTCGACACCATCGCCGAGCTCGCCGCGGCCTTGGGCAACAATGCCGGCACCGTGGCGGCGCTGACCGCGTCCATCGCCGGCAAGCTCTCGAAGTCCGCCAACCTTTCCGACCTCACCGACGCGGCGGCGGCGCGCACCACCCTCGCGGCGGCGTCCGCGGCGGCGCTCGACGCGCTCACGGCCATCGTGGCGCAGAAGGCGCCGCTCACCGGCGGCAGCCCGCAGTTCGAGACGCTGCGGTTCCAGAAGTCTTTCGCCCTCGGCGCCGAGGCCGATCTCGACGCCTTGGTGGACAGCGGCTGGTATGACGTCTCGAACCCCGTCAACGGCCCCGGCGCCGGCTGGTTCTGGGTGCAGTGCCAGGCCCACAGCGCCAATCCCGGGGACTGGCGCACCCAGCGGGCCATCAGCTTCACCGATGGCCGCGAATATGTGCGGTCCTTGCTCAGCGGCACGTGGGGTGCGTGGGTGGAGGTCAACCCCGGCGGCCCAACCGTCGTGAAGCTGCATGACGACGTGGTCACCAGCAATGTGGGCTATGTCGAGCAGGCCGTGGACTTTTCGACCTATTGCTATGCCGTGACGGTGCTGGAGGGGGTCTCGCGCTTCGGCGCCACGACGGCCGCCATCAACGTCACGCTACGGTCTCCCTCCACCTCCCGCGAAACCCTCGCGGATGCCGGCGCCTACGCGGCTTCCGACATCGTCTCCGGCACGGTGCAGTGGACCAAAAGGGGGCTCCACGCCGTCAACGCCCTTGCGCAGCGCAGCTTCGCCGATGTGGACCGCATCCGCATCGCGTTCGCCGGCTCCAGCTTCATCGATGCCGGCCGGATCACCACCTATGGGGTGAAGTTCTGATGCAGGCCCTCATCAATGGCGTCCTGACGGACCTCTCCGACGCCGAGCAGGCCGCCTGGAATGCCGAGAGCGCAGCGGGACTGGTGCCCGTGCAGGTCACGCGCACGCAGGCTCTGCTCGCGCTCCTCGAAGGCGGCGAGACGCCCATCACCGAGGCGCAGATCGGCGCCGCCATCGACGCCATGGAGGACCCGCTGGCGCGCGAGCGCGCCCGCATCCTCAGCGCCAATCCCGTCTGGCGGCGCGCCGACCCCTTCGTGGCCGAGATCGGCGCCGCCTTCGGCCTCGCGCCGGGCGAGATCGACGACCTCTTCCGGCTGGCGGCAACGCTCTGAGCCCGAGTGAGCCCGAGCAGGCGGCGCGCAGCGCTGCCGTAGCGAATGGCTCCGGCAACATGCCCGAGCAGGCGGCGCGCAGCGCTGCCGTAGCGAATGGCTCCGGCAACATGCCCGAGCAGGCGGCGCGCAGCGCTGCCGTAGCGAATGGCGCCCACAAGAATCCCCGCCTAGGCGGAATTCCCTCTCTCGGCGCCGCCGGCGCCCACATCTTCCCTGGAGGCTGACATGACCGAACCGACCTTCGGCGTCACGTTCGAGCAGCGCAACGACGAATACCGCTCCGTCGCCGGTGGCGACTTCTCCACCATCGCCCTCGTCGGCCCCGCGCCGGCCGCGGACGCGGCGGCGTTCCCGGCCAACGAGCCGGTGGCCGTCTATTCCAATGACGCCAACACCCTCGCCAATCTCGGCACCCAGGGTTGGCTGCGCGACGCGGTGGAGGGCATCAACGACCAGCTCGGCGAGTTCCAGCGCGCGGCCAAGGTCTGCATCGTGCGCACGCCGCACTCGACCGAAGAGGACGCGCAGGACCGGCTGGAGGCCGATTTGCTCGCCATCGCCGGCGACAGCACCGCCATGACCGGGCTGCACGCGCTCAAGGGCGCCGCCTCGCAGATCGGCTACACGCCGCGCATGGTGTGCGTGCCGGGCTATACCCACCAGCTGCTCGGCGAGGACGAGGCCAATGTGGTGGTGGCCGAGCTGCCGAGCGTGCTCGACCACTTGTTTGCCGTCTCCGTGGTGGAAGGGCCGAAGGGCTCGGTGGAAGACGCCATCACCTGGCGCGAGACCTTCTCCTCCAAGCGCCTGATCCCGGTGGTGGGGGGCGTGAAGGTGCGCGGCGGCGCGGGCGAGACGCTGGAGCGCCCCCTGGCGCCGCGCGTGCTCGGCCTCGGCGTGCGCGTCGACCACGAGCACGACGGCATGCCGTTCCATTCCTTCGCCAACCGCCCCGTGGCGGGAATCGTGGCGCCGGGCTGGGACCATTCCTTCTCGCTGGTGGACGGCGCCAATGAGGGGCAGGACCTGCTCGCCGCCGGCATCGGCATCGTCGAGCGCGGCGAGATGGGCGTGGACGATGCCATTGCGGATGCCGGCTTCGTGTTCATCGGTACCGACCATGCGGACACGACGCTCACCTGGCCGTTCTATCACCAGACCCGCGGCAATGACTGGATCTGGCTGTCCGAGCTCAAGACCATCCGCAACTATCTCGGCCGCAGCAACGTGACGCTTCAGGCGGTGCAGGCCTGCGTCAACCAGCTCAACAAGCGCCTGCGCATGCTGGAGGCGGACAGCCACCTCTACAAGGGCTCGCGCATCCGCTTCGACCCCGACCAGAACGGCGTCGACGAGATCCGCGAGGGCCGCATCACCCTCGATCCGGTCTACGAAATCCCCTCCGTCTGGCGCCGCGCGCACCTGCGCACCACCCCCAACCGCGCCGCCGTCGAGGTGTTCGTGAAAGACCTCGCCGAGGCGCTGACGCGCCTGGGCGTTTGATTTTCCGCGCCGGAGACGGCGCCGCCCGCCAACCCGCCGTCTCCGGCGCGGGGCGGGCTGGCGCCCGCGGCGTCGAGTGACCGGGACAAAGGAGAAAACCTATGGCGCGCAATACCATCTATCATTGGGAGGGCGTGAACCTCTATTGCGGGGATCACGAGCCGGACAAGTCGAAGCACCTGGTCATCAAGAACTTCAAGCTCGAAGCCTTCCGCGAGACCATGGTGGATCACCGGGCAGGCGGCGCCATGGTGGCGACCGAGTTCGCGGTGGGCATCGAGAAGTTCGGCGCGACCTTCGCCTTCTTCGGCACCGATCCGGACATGGTGGGCCTGTTCGGCCTCGGCTCCATCGACCGGCACATCTACACCGGCTACAACGCCTTCCGCGACCTGCAGTCCGGCAAGATCATCCAGCGCAAGCTGATCATCGAGGCGCGCCTCGGCTCCATCGAGGAAGACCAGTTCGAGAAGGGCTCGGCCATGGGCGCGAACTACGCGCTCAATGAGATCATGCACTTCGAGGAATGGTGGGAAGGCCGCACCGAGCCGCTGAAGGAGTGGGACTTCTTCACCGGCGGCTGGAAGGTCGGCGGCGTCGACCAGGGCGCCGCCTTCAACCGCGCGCTGGCGCTCCCCAATGGCTAGTGCGCCCGAGCAGGCGGGCGGCACGCCCGCCGTGGCGAACGGCGCCAGCAAGACTCCCGAGCAGGCGGGCGGCACGCCCGCCGTGGCGAACGGCGCCGAGGAAGATCTGGCCTTCGCCCGCGACATCTGGGGTGGCGGCCCGGTCGATCCGGCCGATCTCCACCCGTTCCCCATGGATCGCGGCCGCGCGCTGGAGGCGGCCCGTTCTGCCGGCTTCGCCAGCGCTGCGCCGGTGGAAGGGGAGGGGGAGGTGCCCGCCGCGCCGGAGGATGCCGGCGAAGACCCGGCGCCGGTGCCGCCCGCGCCGGAGATTGCCTATCTCATCCCGCCCAAGCGCGAGGTGATCCTCGACCATCCGTTCCGCTATGGCGCGCGCGAGGTGCGCGCCATCGCGATCCCGGAACCCCATCTCGGGCTCAAGCTCGATCTTGTCGCGGGCCTGCTGCCCTCGGCCTTCGACCTCGCCTGGGCGCTCACGGCCGAGCCCGCCGATCTCCTGCGCGCTTTGCGCGGCAAGGATGGCGAGCGTGTTCTGAAGGCGGCGGTGGATGCCCTGCCGTCCGAACTGCGCAAGGCTTATCGCTGATGGGGTCGCTCACCTCCGTCCTCACGCTGCGCCTGGTCGATCAGGTCACCGGCCCGGCGGCCAAGGCCGCGAAATCCATCAAAGGACTTGATGCCGACGCGCGCCGTGCCTCCGGCGTCAAGGGCGGCCTTCTGGCCGCCGGCGGGCGGGCAGGGGGGCTTGCGGCGCTCGGCGGGCGCACGCTCCTGACCGGGGCGGCGGTGGCGGGCGGCGCCAAGATCGTCAAGGACGCGGTGACCGACTTCGCCGCCCTTGACCGGCGCATGACCTATGTGGGCCTCACCGCCGACGCCACGGCCGAGCAGACCCGTCGCGCCACGTTGGAACTGAAGCGCATGGCGCAGATGCCCGGCTCGCCCGGGCTCGACAAGACGTTGGAAGGCCTGGAATCGCTGGTGGCGGCGGGCCGCACGCTGCCAGAGGCCATGAGCTTCCTGCCGGCGGTGACGCGCACCGCGGTGGCGGCCAACGCATCGGTGGACGACATCGCCACTTCGGCCGATGCGCTCGCCTCGCACTTCAAGATCAGCGGCGAGCAGATGCAGGGCGCCTTCGACACGCTGGTGGCGGGCGGCAAGCTCGGCAAGTTCGAGCTGAAGGACATGGCGCGATTCCTGCCCTCGCTCGGCCCGGCGGCGGCGGCCGTGGGCTTCAAGGGGGCGGAAGGGCTCAAGCGCTTCGTCGCCGTGCTCCAGACCATCCGCGCCGGCACCGGCACCGCCGAGGAGGCCGCGGCTTCCGCCATGAACGTGTTCTCCAAGATGGAGAGCGATGAGACTGCCAAGAAGTTCTCGAAGTTCGGCATCGATTTGCGCAAGGAGATGGCGAAGGCCCGCAAGGAGGGCAAGGACCTGTTCGAGACCTTCATCACGCTCGCCAACAAGGCGGTGAAGGGCGACATGTCGAAGCTGCCGCAGTTGTTCACCGACATGGAGTTTGCCCGCGGCATGCGTGCGCTCATGACCATGCCGGACCTCATGCGCCAGTTCTCCGCCGCGTTGAAGAATGTCGACGGCTCGACCATGAAGGACTTTGCGCGCGTGGCCGGCGACGCGCAGGACAAGCTCGACCGTCTCTCCGCCGTGTTCAACGATCTGCAATTGCAGCTCGGCGATGCCGCCGCGCCTGCCGCCACCGGCTTCATGCATCGCCTGCAATTGGAAATCCGGCAGGCGCAGGCACACCTCGAGGACCTCGCCGCCTGGTTCAAGCGCAACACCGGCATGACGCCGGCCGAGGCGGCCCTCAAGCTCGGTAATTTCGGCGGCGAGACCGACGCGGATATGAAGGCGCGCCTCGACCGCGAGGACGAGGAGCGCCGCAACCCGCTGCTCAGGGACGAGCGCGCCGCCCGCGAGCGCTACGAGAAGCTCGGCGGCTCGGTGGCCGCGCTCTCCACCCGCGCCGGCAAGATCGACCCGCGCCGCGCCACCACGGGCGAGATGGTGGTGCTGGGCAATCTGCGCGTGGCGCAGGAGGAGCTCGACGCCGCGGTCAACGCCTATCTGGAAGCCGGCCGCCGCGCGCGCCAGGCCGAGTTCGCGGCGCCGGGCCCCGCCACGGCCGAGGACATGGTGGGCGTCGGCTCCATCGGCCCCCTGAAGGGCGCCCTCAACATGCAGAGCGAGGCGGCGAACGCCGGTGCCACGGCCATGGCGGCCTTCACCTCCGCCATGGAACAGCAGATGGCGCAGACGCTGGCGCTCGCCGACCGCTTCGTGGCGCAGCTTCAGGCCAAGCTCTCCTTCACCGCCTCGCCCACCATCGCCCCGAACGTCGTCGCGCCCGCGGGCGGCGGGGCGCCGGCCGGCGGCGGCGCGCCGGGCAAGCAGAGCCGGGCGCTCACCGGCTCGGATGCGCGCCGCATCGTCCGCTTCGAGGGCGACCGCATGTACAAGTCAACGGGTCTCGCCTGATGCTCTACCAGTTCGGCGGCCTGCAATTCACCGTCTGGCCGTTCAACGTGCACGGCATCGACCGCGACGCCTCCTACGACTTCGCGGCGCATCCCGTTGTGGGCGCGCGCCAGCCGCTGGAGGCGGTGGGGCCGGGCGAGGACCGCATCGTGCTGGAGGGCCGGCTCTTCCCGCACAAGCTCGGCGGCCTCTCGGCGCTGGAGGCCCTGCGCCGCATGGCCGAGGCACAGCAGCCGCAGCCGCTCATGCGCGGCGACGGCACGCCCTTCGGCTGGCGCGTGGTGGCCAATCTCGGCGAGCGCGGCTCCCATCTCGACGGGCGCGGCATCGGCCGGCTGATCGAGTTCGAGGCCACCTTCGCGCTCACGCCGCGCCCGGCGGCGTCCGCCTGGTACGGCAGCCTCGTCAGCCTGTTCGGGTGAGGGGTGGGGCCATGGATTACGACATCGTCGAGGTGAAGGCCGAGGGCACGGCGCTCGACCTCCTCATCTGGCGCCGCCACAAGGGGCCCATGCCGGGGCTGATGGAGGCGACGCTGGACGTCAATCCCGGCCTTGCCGCCCACGGCCCGCTGCTGCCGGTGGGCACATTGGTGCGCCTGCCGCGGCCGCAGCCCTCGGCCGCCGCGCCCACCGTGGTGCGGCTGTGGGATTGAGCGCCTTTCGCGCCGGCGGGTTGGCCGGCGGCGCCGGCGCGAAAGGCCACGCACGATGACCCCGCTCTACCGCGTGCGCGTGGGCGGCATCGACGTATCCTCGCGCGTCGCGCCCTTCCTCCTCTCGCTGGAGGTCAACCTCTCCGACGACCCGTCCGCGGACACCGCGCGCCTGGTGCTGGAAGACAGCATGGGCCGACTGCAGATGCCGCCCGAGCGGGCGCCGGTGGAGATCGACCTCGGCACCACGGAAACCGGCGCGGCGCATGTCTTCTCCGGCTTCGTCGACGTGCCGCGCGGCGAAGGCTCGCGCGGCGGCGGGCGCGAACTGCATGTGGAGGCGAAAAGCGCCGATCCGCAGGGCGATGCCAAGAAGCCGGCCGAACGCCATTTCGACGATGTGAGCGTGGAGGACGCCCTCAGCAAGGCGGCGCAGGCCGCTGGCCTCTCGGTGCGCGTGCACCCGCAGCTTGCCTCCATCCGGCGCGACTATCTCGCCCTCGATGGCCTCTCCTTCGAGGGCTTCGGCGCCATGCTCGCCGAGGATCTCGGCGCCACCTTCAAGATCATGGGCCGCCAGGCGCTGCTGATCCCGCGCAATGGTGGGCTCTCCGCCTCCGGCCGGCCGCTGGTGCCCATCCTTGCGGCGGCGGGCGTGAACCTGGAACGCTGGTCGCTCACGCCGGTGCGCGGCAAGCCGCGCTGGCGGCGCGTCAGGGTGCGCACGTGGGACCCGAAGAAGGCGAAGTACACCTACAAGGACAAGGACGTGGAGGAGATGGAATCCTCCGACGTGCTCTCTTTGCGCCCCGCCGACGACGAGGACGCGGCCGACAAGCGGGCCGAGGGCGGCGCCGCCGAGAGCGCGCGCGACAAGGGCGAGGGCTCCGTCACCATCCTCGGCAATGTGGCCGCCCAGCCCGGCGCGCCGGTGACCGTCTCCGGCACGCGGCCCGGCCTCGACGGCACCTATCAGGCCGCCTCGATCCGGCACAGCCTGTCGCGCGGCGAGGGCTTCACCACCACCATCGATCTCAAGCGCCCCGCGCCCGGGGCGGACACCCGCAAGGCCTCTTGAGCCAACCTCTTTCCGGAGATGCTACTCATGCGTGACTTCCTCTCGCGCACCGCCGCCATGCCCACCCGCGCCGGCCTCGCGCCGCTGCCGTCGGATCACGTCTGCGCGCTCAATCTGACGCCAGGCGTGTCCGAGCGCGTCGCTGTGCCCGCGGGCGCGCGGTTCGTGAACATCGTCGGCTCCGCCGATGTCTATGTGCGCTTCGGCGGCGAGGCCGTGGCCGCCGCCGTGCCCGGCGACGTGGCGGACGGCTCGGCCAGCGCGCTCAACCCGGCGACGCGGCAGATCCCGGAGGACGTCACCCACATCGCCGCCATCAGCGAGGTGGCGGCGCGCGTGACGCTGGAGTTCTGGAGCTGATGCGCGGCGCGCTCGCGCTCGCGCGCCCCTTCTCCGCGCGGCGCCGGGGCGCGTCGCCCTGGTGGCTTGCGGACGCTTACCGCCTCGACGGCGTCACGCCCGCCCTCGCGGCCGACTTCGCCCGCTGGCGCTTCGCTCTTGCCGGCGCGCCAGTGCCGCTCTCCTCGGTCCTCGCCGTCTCGTCCGGCGCCAAACGGGTGTTCGACGCCTCCGGTGCGCTGGCGACCGTCCCGGCCGACACGCCGGCCTTCACGTGGCGCGGCGGGAAACGACGCCTCTTGATCGAGGGGCCGGCGACCAATCTCCTCACCTACAGCGATCCGCGCCAGTGGGTGCTCGCCCAAGGCGAAATTTCCGACGGGCCTATCGGGCCTGACGGCGTCACCCCGTGGTGCCGCGTGAACGACAACACCACGTCCGGCGTCGCTCTGGTGCGGCAGACGGTGTCTGTGTTGGCGGATACGACCACCTACGTGGCGTCGATCCTGGTGCTGCACGACCCCACGGCGGTTTCCAGTGCGCAACTCCGTGTGCAGTTCACCGGCGGCACGACCCAGGAGTTCCGCCTGACGATCAACCCCATCACGGGGGCGCTTGGGGATACGTCCGGCAGTCCCGTCGCGATCTACCGGACGGACTACGGCGATTTTTCCCTGATCGAACTGGTGTGCGCCAACAACGGCACCAACACCTCCGCTCTCATTCTGTATTTTCCTGCCACATCGCCCGATCCCGCATTCACCGGAACGCCTGCGCCTAGCCCGCCCATGGGGTGGGGCTACGTCGGGTGGGGGCAGTTCGAGGTGGGCACACGGGCCACCTCGCGCATCCTGTCCGCCGGTTCGCAGGGCTCTCGCATCGCCGACGTGGTGCAGCTCTCCGCAGGCGCGGCGGCGACATTGCAGGGCGCGGCGGCTTCGCTGGCGTGGCGAGGGCGGGTGCTGGTGTCGTCCGTCAACATGCCCCTGGTCGGTCTGCCCTCCGGATATGCGCTGCTGCGCGCATCGGCGAACAGCAACAATATCGTGCTCGACGGAAGCAGTTCTTCGGGTTTGATCTTGTCTACCGGTGTCACCCTGCCCGGTGAGGTTTATGCAGCCATCGGATGGGATGGTACGGGGCGAGCGGGTGCCGTCAGCGGCGAGGCAGCGAAGTTTGACAGCGCCTCCCTCGACCGCTCGCGAGCGGGCATCTGGCTTGGCGGCTATCAGGGCCTTGCCACCGGCCGCGCACTGGAACTTGACGAACTGGTGGTCTGGCCGGTGCGCGGCTCCAACGCCGCGCTCACCGCACAGGCGAGGGGGTGGGCATGAGCACGGCGGTCCCAATCACGATCTTCCTGCGCTTTCCCGACCGCGAGGGCGCACAGGCGGCCTTCGCGCTCTACGGCTCCGGCACCGTCGAAGGGCCGGACGGCGTGCCCACGTGGCCGTCCTGCGGCACCTATCAGGGCCACCGCTACGACATCGCCGTGGTGGGCGCGGACGGGACGATCTTCCGCCCGACCGGCGAGACGGTCGAGACCGATCCGGAGCTTGGCCCCCTGCCGGTGCTGGCGCCGGTCGCCGGCTTCCACGTCAACGTCCTGTGGCACGGGCCGGCCGCGGCGATCCCCGACTTCGGGGAGGCTCGGGTATTTCCGGTCACGCCGGAATGCGTGTTCGCCGCCGCCTGAGCGGCTTTCATCCCCGACAGTCTGAGAGGTTCGCCATGACACCATGGATCGACCGCGCACGCTCCTATATCGGGCTGCGCGAAGTCCCCGGTGCGCGCCACAACCCCACCATCCTGGGCTGGTGGCAGCGCATCTTCGCCGACTTCCGCGACGACGAAACGCCCTGGTGCGCCGCTTTCGTGGGCGGCGTGCTGGAGGAGGTGGGCATCAAGTCCACCCGCTCCGCCGCGGCGCGCTCCTACCTCAAATGGGGTGCCAAGCTTGATCGTCCGGTCGAGGGCTGCGTCGTCGTGTTCTGGCGCGGCTCGCCCTCGGGCTGGTCGGGCCATGTGGGCTTCGTCGTGGGCGTGGACGGCGGCGGCAATCTCATGGTGCTCGGTGGAAACCAGGGCGATGCGGTCAACATCAAGCCCTTCGGGCGAGACCGCGTGCTCGGCTATCGCTGGCCGGCTGGCGTGCCGCTACCCGCTGCCGGCTTCGCCCTGCCGCTGATGCGCAGCGACGGGCGCCTCTCCGCCAATGAGGCCTGAGCGCGGCAGGCGCCGCCCGCCTGGGGAACCTTCCTGGCTGTGGCGGCGTCTCGTCGCCGTGGCTTTGCTCGGATTCGCCTGCTGGCGCCTCGTGGCTTTGGAATCGGCCTCCGACACGCGGGTCAACGAGACCATCGCCTGGGGCTGGATCCTGCTCGTGGCGTCCGTGGCGCTCGGCTATCTCGGGTTCGCCACGGCGCAGGACATCGCCGCCATCTTCGCCACGCGCTCCGGCACGCCCTATGCGCCGGCGCCGCCCCTTGAGCCGCCCCCGTCCTCCCAGCCGCCGCGCGATTTCGCCGGCTGAAGGAAAGCCGCCATGCTCGCCGCATTCTCCGCCCTGTTCGCGGGCCTCATCTCATGGCTGCCGTCCGGCTTCACGCTGGCGGCCTCCGGCCTGCTGCTCGTCGCCGGCATCGGCGGGCTGATCTATCAGCGACTGCCACTGATGCCCTACCGCACTGCGGTGATGATCGGTGCCGGCCTTGCGCTCTATGCCTCCGCATGGTCCGCCGGCGCCGGCAACATGGCGGCGCTCGCCGAGCGCCAGGCGCTGGCCGCCAAGGTGCGCGGCCTCGAGGCCACGGTGGAGAGCGAGCGCCAGAAGGTGGCGAGCCTCGCCGCCGACGCGGCCAAGGCGACCGAGCAGGCCATTGCGGCCGAGGCGCGCGCCCGCAGGGCCGAGGAAGTGGCCGCCTCGCTGCCCGACGATCCCTCCATCAGCGCCGCCACGAGCGCCGCCATCCGTGATCTGTGGAGCCGGTGATGCGCACGCTCATCCTCATCGCCGTCGCCCTCGCGCTCGCCGGCTGCAGCGCCACGGCGCCCAAGCCCAAGCCCTCCATCTCCCTCACCGAGATCCCGGACGACATCCGCGCCTGCGCCCGCAAGCGCGTGCCCGCGCCGAAGGGGCAGGGGCGCCTCTCGGAGCGCGAGGCCTATCGCCTGATCGACGCGCTCAAGGGCAGCGAAGCGGACAAATCGGGCTGCCTCGACCGCGTCATTACCCTGCACGATGCGGACGCGGAGCGCCTCGCGGCCTATCTGGAGGCGCTGCGATGATCCGCTTCGCCACGATCGCCTGCGGCGCCGCAGTGCTCGCGCTCCTCGCCTTCGGTTTGATTGGCTGGCTGGTGCTGATCGCCGCTGTGCCCGTCTGCGCGCTGACCTCCACATTCCTGCGGTTCATCTTCTGATGGCGCCGCGCCCCTCCCAGACGCCGGCGGCGCTCGCCGCCATCGAGGCCCTGCAGCACTCGCAGGATGATCGCCTCGGCCGCATCGAGCACATGCTGGCCGAGGACCGCCGCCTGATGCTGGAGCGCATGGACGATCTGCACGGCCGTGTCACCGCGCTGGCGGTGGGCGTCGCGCCGCTGGCCGAGACAGTCAAGGCGCATGCGGAGCGGCACACGGCTGCCGAAAAGACGGCGGAAGATCATGCGGCCGCCATTGCCGGCCTCAAGCTGTTCCGCGCCCGCATCGGCGCCGCGGTGGGTCTCGCCGGCACCGCCGCCGGCATGCTGGTGGCCGGCGCGGGCTATCTGCTCACGACGTTCTGGTCCGACATCGCTGCCGCCATCGGCCTCGCGCTCAAGCGCCTGTTTCCGTGATTGCCGGAGCGTTCATGGCCTTTTCCCCTGACGATCTCGCCCCCGTGGTTGCCGCCTACGAGGCCGCGGGGCGCAAGCTGCGGCCGGCGGCGCGCGCGCTCGGCATGGCGCGCACCACCTTCCGCCGCCGACTGGAGGCGGCCGCCTCCCTCGGCCTGCTCGGCACGCGCCCGGTGCTGCCGGGCTTCGTGCTCACCCGCACCTCGGCCGAGCTGGACGAGGACGGCGCCGTGCGGCGCGAATGGGTGCAGCAGGAGCGCGCCCCGGGCGAGGTGTTCGAGGTGCCCGGCGGCCACGTGGTCAAGGGCGTCTCGGCCTATGTGGACCCGGACGGGCGCATCGTCGGGCAATGGATCAAGACCCGAGAGGGGATGGAGCCGCTCGACGTAGTGGCGGCGCTCAAGGCGGGGCTGGAGGGCTATGAGGGCCCGCCGGCCGGCGCCTGGCCGCCGGCACCGGCCGATGTGGCGGCGGACCTGCTCAACCTGCTTCCGCTCGGCGACCTGCATTTCGGGCTCTATTCGTGGCGGCTGGATGCCCAGCGCAACTGGGATCTGCGCCTCGCCGAGGCCACCTATGACGCCACGGTGGACAAGGTGCTCGCCGGCACGCCGCCGGCCGGTCAGATGGTGGTGCTGATCGGCGGCGACCTGGTGCACGCCGACAACAACCTCAACCGCACCAATCGCTCGGGCCACGCGCTGGACGTGGATGGGCGCTATCCCAAGGTGGTGGAGGCGGCGGCGCGCATGATCGTGCGCACCATCGACAAGGCTCTCGCCATCAGCGGGCAGGTGCTGGTGCGCGTGCTGGCGGGCAATCACGATGAGCACACCTCGGTGGCCATCGCGCACTTCCTGCTCGCCTGGTATCGCCACGAGCCGCGGGTGGAGGTGGACACCGACCCCTCGCTGTTCTGGTGGCTGCGCTTCGGCTCGACCTTCCTCGGCGCCACCCACGGCCACACCATCCGCCCGCGCGACATGCCGGCGGTGATGGCCGCGCGCCGCCCGCAGGATTGGGGCGCCTCCCGGCACCGCTACATCCATACGTTCCATCGCCACCACAAGGAGCTGCTGGCCTCCGAGGCGGGTGGCGCCATCGTCGAGGTGCACCGCGCGCCCGCGCCGCAGGACGCCTGGCACTTCGGCGCCGGCTTCCTCTCCGGCGCGGCCATGCAGACCATCACCTATCACCGGGAGGGCGGCGAGGAAGGCCGCTCCATCCGGGCCATCCTGCACGACATGGAGGGACAGGCGGCGTGAGCCAGATCGTCATCGGGTTTGCCGGCCGCGCCGGCGCGGGCAAGACCACGGCGGCGCTGCATTTGGTGCGCCATCACGGCTTCGAGCGCGTGCGCTTCGCCGGGCCGCTGAAGGCGATGATGCGCGCGCTCGGCTGCACTGAAGAGGAGGTGGACGGCGCCCTGAAGGAGATGCCCTGCGCCCTGCTCGGCGGCCGCACCCCGCGCCAGGCGATGCAGTGGCTTGGCACCGAATGGGGCCGCGACATGATCGCCCCCGATCTGTGGACCCGCGCCTGGGAACACGCCGTCGCCGGCAAGCCGCGCGTGGTGGCCGACGACGTGCGGTTTCCCAACGAGGTGGCGGCCATCCGGCGGCTGGGCGGGCGGGTGATCCGGATCGTGGCGGCTGGCGACGAGGTCTCGTCCGGCGCCGCTGGCCACATCTCCGAGCGCGGCGAGATCGCCTGCGAGGCCGACCTCGTCAACACCATGGACGAACGATTTTTCGGCGATGTGGACCGGTGGCGGCGGTTTGGTGCTCCAGGAGGCGCTGGTCAAATCTGGACGCCATCATGA